TAATGAGTTGAAACTTAAAGAACTTAAAAAGTGGAAAAGTCAGAAACCGCAGGTTAAATATAAAACTATAACTAAAATAAGAGAGGTACAAAGTGATGAGTGTAAAGACATTAAAGCTCAGCTTGATATCATTAAGCACATTAATATTAACAGCTTGTAGCACTCAACCAGAGATAAGGTATGTAACTAAGACGCAAGATGTATATATTCCTGTAAAGTGTGTTGTACCTGAAACAGAGTGCGACTTTAATAGAACTACATATACCGGTGTTGTTAGTGCGATGATGGAATGTATAGTCGAAATGAAACATAATGAAGAGGTATGTAAATAATGGAAACAAAATATTTTAAAAATGAGTTAGCTAAAGGAGGTGTATTAACTTGTCCATGTGGATGTGGAGCTACACTTTCTCAAGATACTGTAAATAAACTAGATAAAACAAGAGATCTTTATGGGAAACCTGTTTTTGTTGAGCAAGGTGGAACGTGTAAAGACTACAGCATAAACAAAGTTGGTAGAAAAGAAACTAGCGCTCACATAGATAAAGGAGATGGTGCTTCTGGAGTTGATGTTAAAAATAAAACATTTAAAACTAAAGAAGACTATTTCAAATTTCTTTCTTGTGCAATTCAAGCAGGGTTTACAGGTTTTGGGCAAGGTAGTAAATGGGTTGGTGCAGGAACTGATACCAGATTACATATTGATACTAAACGTGGAACTTCTGGTGATTTTAGAAGTTGGACTTACGGAATTAAAAAACACTAAAGGTTTAATTTGGCATCACATGAATATGATATAGAAAACCTATTAGCTAGCACTGTTATTAGTGTTAGGCAACGGGAGTGTTTAGAGTTGCTGAAGAAACTTGGCACTATAAAAGACACTGCTGCAGCATTAGGTATAAATAAACGTACACTACAAAGTACATTAAGAAGAGCTAAAAAACTGGCTATGAAAGACGAACTGGATACCAGAATTGCAGACGGTCAAGAGCTAAAAGCTACGAGTACGTTATATAAAGTTGATGAAGAGACTGGTAACAAAATTGAAGTAATGCAATGGGTAAAAACTAAAGTTGAGAATAATGAGCTAGAAAGTATTAAGAGATACACAGAAAAGTTAGCTAGTGTTGTCATTGGGTGTGAAGCTGCTACACCTCCTGTAATTGCTGAAACTTCTTTAATGGTTGTGTACGTGAATACTGATTTACACCTAGGGCAGTACTCCTGGGATAAGGAAACAGGTAATAATGTTAACGCTGAAATAGTATATAATAATACTATAAAAGCTAATAATATACTACTAGCTACTACTCCTATTGCCGAAACTGGTGTACTGGTTGACTTAGGAGATACTTTACACTCTAGTACAGATGCAAATAGAACTAAGAGTGGGCATGAGTTAGACGTAGATACCAGACATGCTAGGATATTTGAGATGTTAGTTGATATGAAAATCAAGATGATTGATAGCCTACTACGTAAACATAAGACGGTTAAGTATGTCACAGTTGCAGGAAATCATAGTGATTTAGTGTGTCATTATATAGTAGCTATGCTGAAAGCGTACTACAGAAATGAGCCAAGATTTGCAGTAGACGAAAATGTAGCCTTACATAAATATCTTAGATTCGGAGAGACTTTATTAGGGTTTCATCACGGACATACGACTCCTATGGCTAAACTACCAGAAGTTATGGTGTACGATAGAAAAAAAGATATCAGTAAAACTAGTTACCGATACTGGCTTACTGGACATGTACACAAAGATAGCGTTATAGATAATCCTATAGCAAGAGTAGAAAGTTTTCGTAACAATACTAGAAATGATGCTTGGGCGCAAGGAGCTGGTTATAGAGGCAATAAACAAACAGTAGCTATTACTTATCATGAAAAGTACGGAGAAGTGAATAGAGCAATTGTACCTATCAGTATGGTAGAGAGTAACTAAGTAAAACTATGGTATAATAACGAATAATAAAATATGGAGTATACCCAGCTATGATAAACAAACAAAAATTACTAGATGATTTACTATCAGATAAGAAAGCTGCTGAAGTACACCAGAAAGACTGGGTTGCTAAAAGAGACCAATGGGTAGCTGAAACCTACGGACATCCGTACGGTAATGAGGAGAAAGGTAGATCTCGTATAGTCAGTAAAGACATAAAGAGACAGCTTGAGTGGTTAATACCAGGTATGACAGACCCATTCCTAAGTACTCCGGATGTGATAAAATGTAATCCTATCACATTTGAAGATGTAGAAGCTGCTAGACAAAATGAGTTATTACTAAATACACAGTTTACTAGAAAATTTGACAGGTATAACTTTATTAATAGAGCAGCAAGAGTACTGGCTACAGAGGGTACTTGTGTAGTACAGACTGGTTGGGATTATGAAGATAAAGTTGTAACTGAAGAGGTAGAGACTGTCGAGATAGATGAAATTACTGGTGAACAGTATATAACAGTAACTGAAGTTGAAAGTGTAAAAGTACTTGTAAATAAACCTACAGCACATGTATGTAGGGGAGAGGACATATACGTAGACCCTACATGTATGGGTGACCTAGATAAAGCCCAGTTTGTTATCTATAGATATGAAACAGATTTAAGTACATTACGTAAAGACGGTAGGTACAAAAACCTCAAACAAGTAGCTAAAAAGCTTATGGAAGACGATTACGACTATAGACCGGAAGATGATACTTACTTTAAGTTTAGTGACGCCGCTAGAAAAAAGATAATTGTATATGAGTATTGGGGAAATTATGATATCAATGATGATGGTATTGCAGAGCCTATCGTGTGTGTATGGACTGGTGATAACATTATTATCAGATTAGAAGATAATCCATACCCAGATAAAAAACCTCCATTTCTAGTAGTGCCGTTTACTCCTATCCCTTTTCAACTAGAGGGTGAAGCTTTAGCTGAAAATATTGGAGATAACCAAAAAATTAAAACAGCTATTACTCGTGGCTTGATAGATAATATGGCTAGGTCTAATAATGGACAAGTAGGTACTCGTAAAGGGGCGTTAAGTGTTGCAGATAGAAAGAAATTTCTAGCTGGTAAAAACTTTGAGTTTAACGGCAGTCCTACAGATTTCTGGCAAGGCAGTTATAACCAAATCCCTAGCAGTGCATTTAATATGTTAGAACTGATGAATAATGATATAGAGAGTCAGACAGGGGTTAAAAGTTTCAGTGGAGGGATTAGTTCAGGCAGTATGGGTAGTACAGCTACTGGTGCAAGAGCTGCTATGGACGCTACCGGAATGCGTAAGTTAAACTTAGTAAGAAACTTAGCTGAAAACTTAATGAAACCACTAATGCGTAAATGGATGGCTTATAATGCTGAGTTCCTTGAAGAGGAAGAAGTAGTAAGAGTGACTAATAAAAAGTTTGTACCTATTCGTAGAGATGACCTAGAGGGTAGAATAGATATAGACATTACAATTAGTACAGTAGAAGATAACAACGCTAAAGCACAACAACTCAGTTTCTTGTTACAGACTATAGGTAACAGTATGGGTACAGAGTTAATGCAAATAATTCTATCCGATATAGCTAGATTAAATAAAATGCCTGAGCTATCAAATAAGATTGAGAACTATAAACCTCAACAAGATCCTGCAGCAGAACAAGCAAAACAGTTAGAGATGCAACGTATACAACTAGAGAATACAAAACTACAAGCACAGATAGAAGATTTGTATGCTAAAGTAGGCGAAAATAAAATAGACGCTGAACTTAAATATGCTAAAGCTAGAGTTGAAAACGCAAAAGCGGATAAGTTAGTTAGCGATAAGGATATGACTGACTTGAAATTTATCAAAGAAAACAGTAATATTGAACATCAAAACAAAATAGAGTTGGAAGACTTAAAAGCTAAGATAAATTTACTTAGTATGCAATACCAACAACAAGCTGGAGACAAACAAATAGGAGTAATACAATGACAATACTGGATAGAGCTGATAGAACAGAACAGGCAAGAGCTATCCTTGCGGCTAAAGAAGCAGAGTTGCAAAAGTTAGCAGAAGTAGGTGCAAGAACGCTAGAAGCTCAAAAGCAAGCTGAACGTGCTAATGAGCTGGAACATGTACATACATTAGGTGTGGATGATGGGTTAGCTGCTGCGCTTAAAAAAAGTTATGCTTATGGTGATGGTGTAACTGTACCTCCTGGTGTAAATATTACAAATGAAGAGGTTCAGAAGGCGAAAGAACTGTATGGTGTAGATAGTGTAGATGCTAAGGATATTGACAATATGAGAAAATTAGAAACATTAGAAAAAATCAATAATGGCAGCATTGCCCCTAGAGACGGGTTAGCTGCTCAAACAGTACAAGGAGTGTAAACATGGACTACGGATTAGCGGAACAGAGTGTACAAGCAGGGCAGGAAGGTATGATAGCAGAGCAAGAAGCTGTTGGACCAGATAACAAGAGTATGCAAGAAATTTTAGCAAAAGTTGTAGAACTACTAAAGCAAGGTGTGACAGCACAAGAGTTAATTGAACAAGGTGTCCCAGAAGAGGTAGTTGCTAAAGCCGAAGCTATGCTACAGATTAATACTCAACAAAATAGTACTAACCAGAACGCAGGATTAGCTGAATTAAGCCTACAATAAGGTTAAGTTAAGTTTAAGTACTATATAATTACGATGATTTGACCATAACACGTCAGAGCTAAAATAAACACAAAGGAATCATATAATGATGATTAACCAAGTAAAAAGTATTGAAGAAGCAGACGGAGCTTCTATTGAGTCAGTAGAAAATGTATACTGGACTAGTATGCGTGAGTCACTAGAAGCGTTAGAAAAGAACGAACACTTCATCAGAGTAATTAAAGAAGGTTACTTTAAAGATAGAGCAGTTAATGGTGTTAGCTTATTAGCCACAGACTATGTACGCCAAAACGGGTTACGTCCTACTGTGATGGAACAACTAGTAGGTATCAGTCAGTTAGAGGATTACTTCGGAACTATTAAAAGTTTAGGTGCTGAGGTTGAAGACTTCGAAGATGAAGAAACGACTGAGGAGTAATAAATGACTGAAGAAGACCTTTACGACATGGATGATGATGCTTTAGAAGCTGCCTATAAAGAGGCTAAAGCTAATGAAGTTAATTCTGAGATTGACGATGAGCCTACAGTAGCTGAACAGCCTGACGAAGAGTTAGTAGATACTGACGTAGATGATGAAGATGAAGTACTAGATTTGGAACAACCTGATGAACAGGAATCCGATGATGATGCTGATGTTGATGATGAATTAGATGAAAACGAAGATGAGGACTCTGAAACTAAAGATGCTGAACTTGACGAAGACAGCTCTGAAGTAGAGGAACAAGCTAAGTCTGAAGAAGAGTCTAAGGAAACTAATACACAACCAGTACAAAAGCATAAGTTTAAAGCAAACGGTATGGAATACGAGTTTACAGAGGAAGAGATTAAAGCGCAGTTTCCTACAGTATTTGGACAGGCTATGGACTATACTAAGAAAATGCAACAAATCAAACCTTGGCGTAAGACTATTGATGCAATTGAACAAGCTAAACTTAGCCAGGATGATATAAACCTAGCTATTGATGTACTGAAGGGTGATAAGGAAGCGATTGGAGAGTTACTAAAAAGAACAGGTATTGATGCCCTCGATTTAGATACTGAAAACGTGAACTATGAACCAAAGGATTATGGTCGTGATGAAAAGACCTTAGCGCTTAAAGATGTAATTGAAGAGATTAGTGTAGACCCTGAGTATAATGTAACACAAAGAGTGCTTACTAACGACTGGGATGAAGCTTCTTGGAGTATGATTACAGAAGACCCACAGATGGTGAAAGCTCTACATGTAGATGTGAAAACTGGTATGTATGATAAAGTACAGCCAATCGCTGCTAAACTAAAAGTATATGATGGTGGTCGTAAGACTGACCTGGATTACTATAAGGAAGCTGCTAAAGTGTATTTTGCAGAACAGAGTAAAGCTGAGCAAGAAGTGCTAGCTGCTAAGGCTAAGGCTGAGGAAGCTCGAATGGCGAAAGAAGCTGAACTGCAGAGGGTTCAAGCTGAAGCTGCTAAAAGAGATACCGTAAAGCAAAAGGCCGAAAAACGTAAGCGTGCTGTACCTACTAAAAAAGGTGCAGGAACAACTAAAGGTAAGACAGACTACTTAGATGATTCTGATGAAGACTTCGAAAAGTGGTATGCAAGCCTTCAAGAAAAATACTAGGTTTTCCTAGTATATATTTAAAGGACAAATAAATGGCTACAAATGTTTATGGTAATGGAACAAACTCAACTGCGGGTGCTAACACAATCACACACTTTTATGACCGTGCTGGTATTAAAGCTGCAAATAGAGTAAATGTGTACGGACAGTTTGCTGACCGTAAGACTATGCCTACTAAAATGGGTAAAACGTTTAAAATCAGTAAGTTCATGCATATGTATGATAGAGACCTGTCTGACACTGAGTTTGCGACAAAAGGTTACTTAACTGCTCGTGATGCTGCTGCTGTTTCTGCTGCATTAACTAATGCTTCATTAGCTGAAGGTGCTGGTGCTGTTAATAAGCGCTCACTACAAAAAGTTACAATGGAAACTTCACTTGCACGTTATGGTGAGATGATTGACTATACTGATGAAGTAGAGTTGTTCTCAGAAGATTACATTCAAACTAAATATCGTGAAGAGCTTGGTGAACTAGCTAACTCAAGAGTTGAAGATTTAATTCAGTTAGATATGCTTGGTACATCTACTGTAATGTATTCTGGTACAGCTACTAGTAAAGCTACAGTTTGTGATGGTATTGCTGCTGATGGTTCAGAAGACGATATCTGGAAAGTAAGTTACGATTTAGTTCGTAAAGGTGTTCGTAAACTTGTACGTAACCGTGCTAAGAAAAACACTCAATTAGTATCTGGTTCAACTAAAATCGGAACTACTCCGGTAGCTAAAGCATACTATGCAATTATCGGTGCTGATGTTAAGTCTGACTTAGAAAACCTTACTCGTGGTTCTGGTTACGAGAAAGAGTTCGTATATCGTCCAGTCGAAAAATACGGTTCTGCTACTAACATTGCTGAAGGTGAAGTTGGTGCGATGCATGAAGTTCGTTTCATCGAAGCGGAGGGTGCTGTAGTTTATCGTGGTGCTGGTGCAGATGTACCTTCAGATTACGCTGGTGTTCTACAAAACGACGGTAGTAAATTTGATGTATTCCCTATCCTATTCCCAACTGAAGGTGCGTTTGCAACTGTTGGTCTTAAAGGTAAAGGTAAAATTAAATTTAACAGTAAATCACCTGCTGACGTAGAGAATGCTAACCCTTACGGTACTACTGGTTTCTTCTCATACAATATGTGGTATGCTGGTATTATTCTTGAACCAGAAAAACTACTTTGTATCAATGTTGCTGCTAGTAAATAGTAGCCCACACTTATAGCACCGAAGGGTGCTATACTACCTTTCACACTAAAGAAAATCCTATATTAAAGAACACTTAAGTTTATAGTAAGACTCCATTAGCTATAATACAGCGTAAACTAAAAAACCATAAAGGAATTAGAATGGCAAAACTTGACCAACTAAAACAAGAGGCTACAGAGCTAGGTATTACATTTAGCCCTAATATCGGAGAGAGTAAGCTAGCTGAAAAGATTGAAAGCTACTACGCTAAACAAGAGACATCTGAAAAAGAAATAGAAGATGCTGTAGAACAAGTAGAAGCAGAAAAAAAGACTAAAGATAAAGTAACAGTACAGAAATCTGGTGAGAAAACTATCGGCCAGAAAGCTAAAGAAGCTGAAGCACGTGCTAGAGAGACTAGAGTTGTAACAATTATCGATAATGACAATAGAGAGAACAATCAAACTACAACATGTACGGTAAACTGTGGTAATGAATGGTTTGAACTAGGGCAGATTATCCTACCTTTGAACACGCCAGTTGAAGTTATGGTAGGTCATCTAAACGTACTTAAAGAGGTAGAAATCCCTATGCACGTAAAAGATAGAGTAACAAAACTAAGTAGAGTTGAAATGCGTAAACGCTACACTATTAGTTATGAAGACATAGATACAAGCAAATAAGACTATGCATATAGAGTTGTAATTTTACTTACAGTTCTATTATACATATTAAAAGGTAAACAATGGCAGTGATATATCAAAAAGAAGTAGTAAATGATTTAGACGTTATAAATATATATAAAAATTTAATGTCTGCCTCTATGAGTCAAGATAGCATATATATACATGCTAAAGAGACTATGGAGGCGTTCTTCAAAGACAGTAATATGACAGATCCAGAGAAAGCTACTATATTAAGTGGTATGCTTACTCAAATGGTTGGAGCAGTTACAGACACAGCTATGTCCAATGCTGTAGCTATAGCTAAAGAGAATCGTGACGGTCCATATGAACTTACAGCGATGCGTGAAGATACGCTGCTTAAACAACAACAAAGAGCTAAACTTGAAGCGGATACAGATAATGCTGTAAAAGAAGGTAGCCTACTTGATGCTAGAAAAGATGAGATGATACTCAAAGGTTGGATGGAGCAAGCTAGTATGTCGAAAGACTTCGGAGTGGTTCTAGATAATTTGCCTTCATTAGATACTGTAAAGTTACCAGACACTGCTGTAGCTGATAAAGGTTTAAAATGGGAGCAAATGCAACAAACTAAAATGAGTGTGTATGCTACATTAGCTAAAAGCTACAGAGAAAACGGTGTAGTTAGTTGGACAGTAGATGATAGTACTAATAAGATAAACACGATTACAGATTTAGCCCCAGGAACTCCAGGATTAACTAAACGCCAAGAAGAGGTAGCTATAAGACAGAAAGAAGCGTTTGACGATAATAAGGTACAACACGCTGCAAATAGTTCTGCTAATATGATTGGATTACTTCTTAGCGCTAGTGACCCAGGCGCACTGACTTCTGCAGACGTAACTAAGTGGCGTACAGCAATTGATTACTTGAATGATACAACAGACTAAGGAATAAAATGACAGATTTAGTTATACCTAAAGGGAAAGAATTTGAGTTCACTATAAAAGTTATGGAAAAAGATAGCTTTTTAGCGCAAAACCTAGAAAATGTTGATACTGCTACATTAACTATTTTAGGTATAGTTACACAAGAAGCTGTAACAACAACACCACTAACTGTACTGGATTCGAGTAATGGTGTACTAAAAGGTAGTATTCCTGCATCTGAGACTAGCAAGCTTACGGTCCATAGAGGTCCTGCTGAAGATGGCTACTATCTTAAACCTGGGTATCAAGCAAGTATGACAGTCACATTCACAGACGATACAGAAAGTATAAATGTACTTATTGAGCGTATAATGGTAGCTCCTACAGGAGTATAGTTATGGCTGCAGTAGATGTAGAAGTACACACAGACAGTGTAGAGGTAGTTACTGATAAAGTACTAACAATAGCTGGTAGTGATACAGTAAATACTACTACTAATGGCACTAAAACTGTTGATGTGCAAGGCAATAACTACGTACTCACATCTACAGGTATGTACACTGGTAGCATGACAGGTAACATACCTACCTGGTTAGATGAAGCGATTACTGCTAAGATAGTTGATGGTACAGTAACACTCAGTCAGGCACTCAGTGACTTGACTACGTATGTACAAAACATGGAAGATGGGGTAAACCAAAGTATAGTAAACTTGCATAATGCAGACGAAAATTTAAATGCACTGTACACTACAATTAAAACATCAAACGATAATAATATAGCTGCTATTAGTGATTTACAGCTAACAAAAGTAGATGCAGATTCTGCTACAGCGATAGCAGAACAGGCAGTAGGCAGTGAGTTTGCAGGTACTGGTGGTGATGTAGCTAGCAGTTGGTTCCTAGAGAATATACAAACATACGCAGATAGTATAAACGCTAATACTACAGCTACCACAGCTCTAGCTAGCTCAATAAACGACCCTGATACAGGATTAGAAGCTACTGCTGATATAATAAAAACCGGATATACCACTGTAGGCTTGAATGATGATGGCACACTAAATGCAGGAGCAGGGGAGCTAGGTAAAATAGCAGTATCAATGGGTACTCAAACTGTAAGTATAGATAGTGAAGATACTATAACTATAGATGAAGATGGTGACTATACAGCTACTGCTAGTAAGTTTCTATCTGACGGTGACGGAGCGGTGGTAGGCTGGACTGCATCGTTAATAGATGATGGTGTAAGTAAGACGAGTGACTTAACATTTAAAGCTGATACCTTTAAAATACAGGCTACAGATAGCGCCTACTCACCTATTGAAGTAGACACAACAACTGGTAAGTTGAAATTTACTGGTAATGTATCTTTTGCAGGTCTAGGTATAAATGGAGACAGTACAACAATAAACGGTAGCTTAATAGCTACTGGTAAGATTGAAAGTGAAGATGCTTCTACTTATTTCGACTTAGCTAACAATCAGATAAAGATGTACAATGAGGATAACGGTTTCACACTAGATAGTACTGCTGCTGGTACAAGTGATGAGCCTAACATAGAAGGTTCCTACATAAAAGGGGGCACTATAGAAGGCACGACTATTGAAGCTGTAACTATTAATAGTGGGACATTAAACGTAGATACAATCAATAGCGGTGACTTAACGCAAACCGCTTTTAAAAGTATAAATGATACTTATGAGTTCAATGCAAAACTGAAAATTGGAGATATAGATAATGCTGATGGGGCTTACACACTAGTTACAGCTAACTGTACAGGATATCTATATATGGATGATGTTGGTGGAGTATTTAGTGCCACATTTGAACTTCTAAGAGGCAGTACTGTAATAGCTACCATGGATTTAGTAAATATACCTAAAAGCGATGATGATGACCACAAAGCTTACTACAGCATATCACTAGTTGGCCCAGATTCACCGCATGACGACACTTACTATTTGCAACTTATAAGGGGTAGCGATGTGGATAATATACACATTGAAACTAAAATGTTAGCAATAGCATTTAAAAAATAAAGGATACTTATGTATTTAACACTGGACATATATACACCGAAACAGAACATGTATGTCCGCAACTTAAAAATAAAAAATACTATCATGCGTTATTGGCCTACTAAGATAATACATGATGCTGATACTGATGAAGATGTTGAAGTATTTGATAAACTCATAATATATATGGGCGGAGTACTACCTTATAACAGCACTTATAAAGAGCTATATAAACTGATAGGTACGTCGTATAATGAGTTGTTTACACAAAACTGGCAACATGTAGATTCTGCCTGGTTCTACCTAAAACCCTTTAAAGTAGATGATACTACACTTGAACTAACTAACCATCAAGTAGCAGAGTATATAGATAATAATTCTGAGCTAGGAAAAGAGTATGAAGTACGAATACAGTACACACAGGAATTCTCTAGTACAAAAATAACAGCCAGTAATCACATAACTAATGAGCAAATAATTAAGTTAGTAGAGAGTGGTTATAACAGTATGTATAACCCTGAAGAGATTGTGCCTGAAGATGAGGAGTTACAAAAAGTAGGAGAAAAACCTGTATACCAAACTAGTATGATGACATTTGACACTAAGCCTTGTCCCGTCACGTTTGCTTCCCTAATGGACACCGATGACGAGTTATTTGAAAGTAGTTCAAAAGTAGTTAGTAGAAGTGTAGTAGAAGTGAACCCTAGGACGGATGGTCAAGAAAAATTCTACAGCTACAACTACCTAGAGTATCGGGATTATACGATACGAGCTACGATTAGCTATAAATTTAAAAGAAAGGTTAATGCGGTAGATATAGAGGATTCTGAATATGTTACTGAAATAAAAAATATAGCTCTCAGTAACCCTAAAGACCCTTACAGCTTTGCAAGACAGTTACAAAATCTACTGAGAGAGTATAACCCTGTACTTCCTGGAGAGTTGCTAGCTACCTACAGTAACACTAACGGATTTATTAATGATGATGAAGATGAGTATAAGACTCAGTATATAAGAAAAGACGCAGCAGGAGAGCTGAAACCTGCTGACTTCAGTACTATGATACTAAAGGCTATAGATGTAGGATATGAACAAGAGGATTGCAAAGGTTGGAAGTGTGTTATAGCTGTAGTGTTTATGTTTATTGTCATAATTTTAGCTGTATACTTTGCGCCTGCTGCTGGAGTGTTAATGGGTATGGCGGAAGGTTCTGCACTAGCATTCTTCGGTGGACTATCGCTAACACTTACAGTAGGTACGCTAGTGATGGCAGGGGTAGGGAAGTATCTATCAAAAAACGGTGAGTACGGTATGGCTATAGCATTTGGTAGGTCACTGACAGTGCTTGGTAAGTTTAGCGAGATAGTAGGATACTTAACAATGTTTATTGGTTGGTTTAACTTTTTTCGTAGTGCTGCTGGAAGTATGGCTAGTAATGCTGCCGCCACTTCTACTGCTGCTGCTACCTCTACAAATGTAGCAGAGACTACGGTTGCAAGTTCAGTAGTAAATGAAGTTAGTGTAGAAGTTGTACAACCTACAATATCAGACTTTATAGATGAAGCATTTAATTCAGTAGTCGGTATGTTTGAGGATGCCTTTAACGTTATAACAAAATCGCCACTTAGAGCGTTAAACACAATAGTGGATTGGCTTAGTAAAGGATTTAAGGTATACACTACTTGGATGCAGCATACTCAAAAACCAGCTGGAGCAAATACACCTACAGAAAGTGAAGGAATTCCTGCGCATGTCGAAGATATAGAGGTAAAACGTATGCAGTTTGATAGTTACCAATTCTGTGAAATGAACGAGCTAATGGATAGTATGCCTAGTAACATGACTACTAGAGGTCTAATGAGAGAGACTTTAAGTAAGTACTATGACGCTTTATGATAGTTATGGTATAATGGCAATAATAGTTAAAGTAATAGGAGATTTAAAATGGCGACACAACCTACAACAAATATAGTCGACCCTGCAGCGACAAATTTAAATAATATTAGAGCATGGAGCGGTAATACAGCTAGTGCATTGAGTAATCCTGATTTTGCAGCTTATGCGGTTGATAATGGCATAGACCTTAACAAACTGAGTGTGTCTGATGTAGATTCTATGTATAGCGGAGACTTTGCAGACTTACAATCAAAAGGATTATATAACGGTGGTGGTAATACTACTAGCGGGAGTGACCCATTTAGTATGAGTGGTGTAGGTGGTTTAGCACTAGGTGTAGGACAGTTAGGTTTAGGGCTTATGAGTTACCTAGATAACAAAAAAACAGCAGATAAACAAAGAGCATTGATGGATCAACAGTATGCTAATAACGATTATGCTATGCGTAAAACTAGAGCAGATAATCAACATATACTAAACGTGTTCAACCCTAAAGCAGCTAGTACTGCTAAAGATGGTGTAGTTAATAGTAACGGTTTAGCCGCTAAATTTGCAACAGCGTAAAGGAAGGTTACATAATGAGTACTCCTAAATTAGACTTTAACACAGGTAGATTAGTAGACCCTACAGAAAGCTTACAACGGGTAGCTACTAGTATTAGTAGTATAATGGAAGCACGAGATAAAGCTAAAGCTCTACAGTTTGAACAAGCTAGACAAGCAAAAGCAGACGAACGTGCTGAACTACTGTTTAAGCAAAAACAAAAAGATTACGAAGAAGGTAAAACTGAACAGCAGAGTATGCGTGATTTGCTTAGCACTTGGAACCCTAACCTAGGTAATAGTACAGGATTGGAAAACCAACAAGATAGAATAGCTGAAGCCTTTAATAAAGCTAATGCAAAAGCAGAAGCAAAGATAGCAGCTAATGGTTGGGATGCTGAAAAAGGTGATGGAGATAAGATAGCTAAAGCATACGATGAAGCGATGTATGGCGGTAAAGATGCTGATGTACAAAATGCTAGATTGCAAAATATATTTGATAGTAACACTATGAGTAAAAGTGAAGCTAGGCAAGATATACTACAACGTGCAGGAGCTGAAGGTATAAGTGCTGATAAAGCTTTAACATTAGCAGATGAGTTAACTAAAAACTTAGTAGACAGACCAAGCGCTAATACTGCTGCAGCTAAACAAGCAAATGAATTAGCTTACAAAAATGCTAGTATGAGACTTGATATTGATAAAGCTAATGCAAGTAACAGTGCGAAAGTGGCGAGTAGTCGTATAAAAGCGAGTTCTAGTAAGCGAGATAAAAACGCTAGTGGTTATGCACAGCTTAGTAAAGAATTGTTAACTGATCCTTATTATGGAGCATTAAATAAAAACCCAGAAAGTACTGATGTGATACAACGAACATTACCTTTATTGCAGCAAGCCGGTGTACCTGCAGATGTTGCTAGTAATCTACTACACTCCAGTGTAGAGCATACTAATAAGATGTTCGGTATGGGTACAGACTTAGAGTTAAAAGATGTAGACGAGTGGAAAGCTAAAGCTAAAAACCTAATTAAACAATATGCTGGTAGAGGTACAAATACCACTGGTAGTTATAGCAGCTCAACTAAGGGGAGTGAAGACTTTACAAAACTAGATGCTTCAAAATACCTACCTAAACGTATGCTAACAGCAGCTGACATAGAAAACTCACGTAGAGAAGCTCTAGGAAAGTTTGCAGACAAAGAACTAGATGACATACTGGGTATAGACAGTAGACCGTCCACACCGAAACACAGTGCGTATAAGAAAGTTAGTACACGTAATGTAAAAAACGAAAAACCTGCTGAAAGTGTGGAAAAAGGTGTAAAGCTAGAAAATAGAAAAGTATCAAGAAAAGCACCAAAAAAAGTATCAAGAAAGGTACTGATGCCTGAATACCGACCTGGTATGACTTTAGAAGACTACCCGTCAATTCACGCTTATACAGTAGCTAAAAAACAGTACAACAATAAAAATAAAGAACCTCAAGGCCGTGCAGTTGATAACTGGATAAAAAGACTATTTGGTGTAGAGTAGCTTACTTAAAAAACTAGCTTAAAGTTATTATGTTATAATATGGTACTAAAATACTGTATAGGATAATATATGACTGATTTAGACTTAGCTGGTGACCTCGGTGTTGCTGATGCGATAAATAGCACAACAGCACCAACAACTACTAAAATACAGAACCTACAAAACAAAACACAAGAAAAACTACAAAGATTAAACGGCAACAATAATTTAGGTGAACAGATAGCTAATGACGTGCTAAGTAGTAATGTGCAGTTCAGAAAAGCACAACTGCAGTCAGTTATAGACGGTGATTCGTTCCGTATACAAGGAGAAACTGCTGATTCTAGACTAGCCGGAGCTCCTAATATAGAAGGGCCTGCAGGATGGGTAGACTCTAGAGAAGTAGCACACCTTAACACTGATGGTACTCCATGGGCAGGAGATACACACCACAAAGAACGTATAAACAGACAAGCTAGGCAAATAGGGGTAAGTGAAGACTTACCATTTGCGGATAAAGAAAAAGTAGTTTATACAAGAGGTGAGTTAGATAAACTTGACGCTTTGTATACTGCTATGGGTAGACCTAAAAACCCTGACGGTACTGAATGGACTCCAGGGCCTATTGAGTACGATGTAGTTAACAATCCGCTTATGCTAGGTGATTCGCAAAATCCGTTAAACATTCCAGTTCAAGTAGCTGACACAGATATAAGTAGCCATAACAGAAGAGTACAATTTCTGCGTGATATTAGCGGTAAGCACGACTTAACAGCGGAACAAGCACTAAGACCTGGCAATACTTATATAGAAGAAGAAAGTAACACAGTTAGTTCTATACTAGATGATTTCGATAAAGAAATGCAAACTAGTGATAAAGACGGGTATGTAGGAGAGTTAGTAGATGAGGTGCAAGGTTCTCTGTACAATATATGGGCTAGAGGTACTAATGCAGTAAAAGATAGTATTAAAGGTACAGTACTAGGAGATATAGTTGAAGGTTATGACAAAGTCGTAGATACCGATAGAGGTTTATTTGGTACTGCCGATAAAAGTAAAGAATTACAAGACCTAAACACTGCTATGAAGTATGCTGGGGTTAAAGATGAGACTATTAAAGACTATAATGATAAGATGGTTACAGCAGAAAAAGCATTCAAAGAAGGTAACTACACAAAAGCTTTAATAACATCTCTTAAAATGCTTCCAGAAGTATTTGCACAATCGTCAGGAGAGATGGCAGCTATTATGTTACCAGGAGGTACATTAGGGCTAGCAGCTATCAGAACTAAAGAATATAACGACCAGTATAGAGAGAATAACAATAAAGGAATGAGTAAGAGTAAGTTAGCTGAGACATTCCTTGAACAACTAGCTGTTCTGAATTTAGAAAAGTTTGTAGTTAAGAGTGGTGCTAAAGAAGTATTCAAGCCAACTAAAAGAGTTGTAAATAAGGCTATAAGCATTCTAAAGTCTGGTGGAGAGGAAGGTTTACAAGAGTATCTAGAAGGGGTAAGTCAAGACTGGGCTACACAAAATGAAAACACTAAAAATATAAAAGACATAGCAACGTCTGATACAAATAAGTTTAGCGCATTCCTCGGTGCTGTTATGGGTACAGGTGCTAAAGGAACTGGAACTGTCGCTAACACTATAAAAACTGCAGCTAAAGAGAACGATACAGTTAAAGAAGCTATAGGTAATGTTAAAGCGAAAGTTGTAAGTGATAGTAGTAGTGATGCTGGCACAACTGATACCTCTGCTGCAGACATAGATAACGCATACAAAAATCTACAAGAAATTGACACACTAGATGTTAGCGAAATTAAAAAACATTTAGATGAAATGCCTGATGAAGTTAAAGATTCTATTTATGCTTCAAAGTTATCTGATAATGACATTAGCAAGCATGTACAAGCAATCACTAATGGAGAGGAAGGTGTACTTAGTAGACACGATGAAGCTCTAGTTAAAGATGTATATGAGAGAAATCTTAAGACACATGAAGCCGAGTTGCAAAAAGTACTAGCAGCTGAGAGGCAGTTAAAAGATAATGAAGAAAAACTACTAACTGGTGAAGTTGTTATAAAAGAGGATGGTACTCCTTATACTGCTGAAGAGCTAGCAAGTATGCAAAAGCAGACAGCAGAGGGATTGTCGAAATTAGAAGTGTTAAAGGCAGATTTAGTTAACACAATAGGCGCGATAGCTAATGATTTAGAACCATTCCGTAATAGTAGTAGTGCTGTATATAATAACAGACCAATAAAAGAGATAGAAAAAGAACTAGCTGAGGTGGATAAAGAACTATCCTCTACTACTGAACCTACCGCTGAAATGCTTGATAAAAAGAAAGCACTGCAAGTAGAAAAACTAATAGCTGAAAGTGGTGTGGTACCTCTAGCTGATGAAAGAGGGGTAGCACTAGATGTAGGTAAAAAAGCTATAAATAAAGACACACAAACAATGAAAGTGTACGGGGGCTTCGACACTTATGGCAAGTATAGAATGGGTTTATATCAGTATGTACAGGCTCTGCTAGACCCAAATTACAAAAATAAAGAAGCACTACAAAGTAGGCTAGAAAACTTTATGAGAACACAAGAGCAGAAGCTTGAAGCTGCAAGAGTGCTAGCCAATAAGTGGAAAAAAGGTGATGGTACTATAGAAGCACAATACGGGCAGTATTCTGATGGTAGTCCTGCTGTATATAAATATCACGGACCACAGTCCAATGTGGGAATAGAACAGATAGAAAAAGAAGTAGAACTATTTCAAAAGGTATACGATATAGTAACTAATAATAAGTTTGATGGTGCCGGTAATATCAAACTAGATAGTAGTACTGATACACAGTCAGAGTTTACTGTAGATGAAAAACAACAAGGAGAAGAAAAAAATGAACAGACTGAAAGAACTAAAAGCGATAAAAGCAGAACTACTAAGGTTAAAGAGTCAGGGAGAGAAACTACAAAGTATACTAGAGAAGAAGCAGAACTCCTCGAAGAAGTAAACTTACTAGCAGAGAACGTACAAAAATTGTATGAGGATATTAACAGTTATGGTAGTAATCAAACAGCCGTAGTTAAATACTTAGCAGCTGTTGATAAGGTGCTAAATAGATATGTAGAGTTATACCCAGAATTTACTACTAGGAGCGGTAAGAGTAGGTTAACGCATAGGGTAAATAAAGTACTAAAAGGTACTAAATACATAGCAAAAGCTGGAAATGGTACAGTATCAATAAACAACCTAAAATATCCTGATAGTGGTAAGAGTAGTGACGTAGAGCCGATAGAAAACAAATCTGCTGAAGATGTTATAGAAAAATCTACACATAATACTGAAGCAGAAAAACCAATTACCGAGCCTGATACGTCTAGCTATAAAGATATGAGTAGCGAAGATATTGAAGAGTTAGATAACCAGAATAAGATAGATGAGTTATATAGAGAACTTACAGAAGCAGGTGTACATGACTTAGATAATGGGCTCTCTAAAGTAAAAACTACTGCAAAAAAACTAGAATACTTACAGGAGATGTTAAGTAAAACTAAGGGTAGTACTGCTACAATAACAGCAGAAAAAGTTTTAGAAATTAGCAATGAGCAAATTATACAAGATTTAATAGCCGCTAGCCTAAAAACTCTAGATGTAAGAATAATTAGTAAATTGAAAAAAATAATAGGATGTAAATAATGAAATGTACTGAAGCGTTAAAAGATGTATCAAAAGTATTACCAGCACTATATAAACTGAAAAATGAAAATGGTGTTGGTAAGGTTATACACGATATAAGAAATCACACAGCACTGAATGCAACACTTAGTACATACTTTAAAGCGAACCCTAAAGCTACCACTAAGCTAGTAGAAACTCAAATTCAAGACACTATAGCACTTACATTAAAAAATGTGATAGAAAACTATGTAACTAAAGAAGGTGTTGTTCAAGCAGATACTTATGATAATTTTCTCATTGACCCTATGTACACAGGCAATAATAATATAACTGAAGGTTGGCAAAGTATTATTGGACTGCTGTATAAAGCACATAAAAATGAGTATGGTAAGATTACACACTACACACTAAATGATGAAGTTGCTAAAGCTGTAAGTATAGCTACTACTGATTGGCTAGTCAATGATGCTGAATCTGACTTAGCAGAGCATCGACATCCTGATACAGTTCGAGCTATACTAGGAATAGATAAAAAAGACACTATTACTACAGAAATGTACGAAAAGTTGAACGGATTTGATACGTTATATAATAGAAGTATAAATACCATAGGTAGTAAAGCGTATAAGTTGCTAGGTATTAAAGCTGACAGTGATACAAACCTTATCAACAATCATGTACTAGAAGCTAAATTGAAAGCTGAACTTGGTATGCTTAGTTTAGCTGGTCTAGAAAATGTTGGTATGCTTACAGTAAAAAAGACTGATATAGATGATACTAGGAAAGGCATAAAAGTAGTTAGTTTTAACAATAAACGCAAAGTAGGACGTAACGGTGATATGTCGTTGTATGTCATTGCAGGTGGGGTAGAAGTACTAGTTAGTAGCAAGACTGTAAAAGATAGTGCAGGAAAATTGTATGACAGTGTTGTAGGCGAACCGACTAAATATGGAGTATTTACAACTAAAAGTGATGCAGTACCTAAACGAAGTGAAATAGTTAATGAAGGTCCGAGTGGTGAGTTAGGGGATGTAGTCAGTTCTGCTCACAAAGATGCTGTAATAAAACAAAGCAGTACGCCGTATCGTATGAAGAATGGGTTTAACAAGCTTGTGCAAAAGCTTCATAAGGATGGTGTACTACTAGAATTGTTAGGCTATAAAAATGAAGAAGATGTGTTAGATGTTAAGCTAGAAGCTGTACGTGGTAAGAACAATATGCTGGCTGATTCTATCAACTACTTACAAGAAGCTTACGATGAATTTGGTTTAGATAAAGATATGTATGCAAGATGGAAAGTAATTACTAATAATAGATTTATGATAGATAGTAACAAACTAAATTGGCAAGATAAGAAACTACACCGGTATGCAGTGTATAATAGAAAAGTTGAAGTCACTAAAAGTAACGAAAACGGATTTAAACTTATGCTTGGACAATCGTTCGGTGTCAGCGTAGATAAACAAACAGCAGAAAAACTATTAGTAGCTAATAACAATGAAATAGATATTATTATAGATAAATTATCAAGTAGTTATGATATAGACGAAGCTACACAATACGCTACATTAGAAGAGTACCAAAATAGTGAAACTTATGCAGAGCATGCAAAAATACTACTAGAAGTAGCTAAAGAAGGTAAATACAATTTAGGAGAGCCAGAACATCTATTGAGTGGTATCAGTGAGCTATTAAACTGGAATTATACTGGTAGAGGTACTGCAGAGAGTTACTACACTGAATCTAGTATAGAGACAGACGCTATTACGTCTGGGTATGCAATTAAAAACATGCAAATCCCAATCCTATTCGGCTCCAATATAGATGCTCAAATAAAAGAACTAGAGAAAATGGGAGTGTTTACAGAGGCTTCTAAAAGTTATGGTGCTAGAAATGATGATACAGATGCGTTAGATTCTTATGAGGACCCTGCCAAAGAACTAACAAAAGAATTGCGTAAAAATAGCTATGATGTACCTTTAGAGGTGTTAAAACTTATAGACCCTAAGTATGATGAAGATAGAGGATTTAGTCGTAATTTTATGAAAAACCCGTTTATGGTACTCAACTACGGTAGTGCCATTAATTCAATCATACAATCTACAGCTAACTTAACGGTAGATAATTTATATAACATGATAAATACCTACTACATAAAAGCTAAAAATTACTACTCTAGTCCTGACTACAACCCGAAAGATCCTGACTACGAAATAGAGCGAGAATTGGGTGATGAGTATAATAGAATAAATAAAATTCTGCATGTACTACAGTCTGACAAGAAGCGAGATTTGCCGAAAAATTTAGAAGCTTTACGTAAGTTTCAACTGAGCCCTGATGAGCGTACAACACTAATCGGTTATGTATATGCTGCAGATGAAGAATTAGAAGGACAGCCTACATTCGGTAACGCTTTAAAAGTAGTACTAACAAAGAAGTATAAACCCTTCATAGAACTAACTAGAACTACAAATGAGCTATTTACAGTACAGTTTAGGATTGCTAGAAAATTACTAGACAGGAGAATAAAAGAACTACATAAAACTAAAGTGCTAAAATTAGTAGATGATGCTGTTAAAGAAGATAGCCCTGAGTATAAGCGCGCTTCACGACTAGTACCTCCTATAAATAAAAAAGAAATGCAAGCCTTGGTACAGGAAATGTCCTATGTGCTACCAGTACTCAACTCTGTGCTTAAGACTGATGACGGTATAACTTCTAAACTTCTAATAGCTAAACGTCAGAGGGTGTCTACTAAAGAGGGTGACGTTGAGTTGCTTGGTAATATTGCTAGCCCAGGCTTAAGAACTAAAAGTAGCGGTAATAGGCTTACACATGGTGCCATAGAGTTGTATAAGTTAGTTGAGGCATACAGTTCAGGTGCAGTTGTACCTATACACTTCTTTGATGGTAGTGTGCAAGCTGAAGTACTAAAAAGTAGAGTAGCACTCGGAGTGCATGATGCTAACTATTTCTCTATAGATGAGTTTATAGAAGGTACTAAAGACTATAACAAACACTGGATTAACTTAAATAAAGACTATCACTTAGTACATGAAATTATGCAATCAGTGGTTAAGACGTTTACTAACAGTAGGCTAGAAGATGGTGTGCTAGAAGATATACTAAAAGAGTTGAATGAGGAGTATAGCAAACCAGGCAGCAAGTTAAAGTATGCAGACCAAATTAAGAAATATATAACTGATCTGAGTAGGATTGAAAAACTATCTGAAACTAATAGAGAGAAGTTGTTTAGCAAGACACTGTACGTAGAACATGCCTATGCTGAAACGCTAGATAAGAACGGCAATAAAGTAAGTGCTAAGTATGAGTACGAACCTACTAAATACGAAACAAAAACTACCAGTGAAAATGTAATACAAAGTATAACTAGAAAACTCGACAATACTAAACTTAAAATCACGCAAAATTTAAAAGCTGCTGATGATTATCTACCAGAAGTGCTGATTAGTAATGAAGAAGCTAAGCAGATTGATAAGCTAAATGACCAGTATATACAGAAATATGGCATTAAAATCAAATTTGGTGAAGAGTTTATGTACGACCCAGAGAATAATAGCATAACTATAGTAGCAGAAGCTAATCCGAAAGATAGAGCTGTTTATGTAGCACATGAGATTAAACATGCAATTACATATAAATGGTTACAAGACGGTAAACACAGAAAACAATATAAGTATTTAGCTAAAAGTTTAGAGAGTTTAAAAGACTTTGACCCTGGACATGATATAGAGGGTAACATCCTTCGTCAAAGACTAGACTATGTGCTTAGTAGAAAGGATGAGTTTACTCAGGTAGCTGAGTTAGTAGCTGTACTAAGTAGTGAACCTAGTGTACGTAGAGCGTTTATTAAACAGTTCCCACAAAATGAGTCCATAAGTGTAAACAACGTGCTGAATACTATAAAGAAAGTGTTAGGTAAACTGTGGAGTGTAGATACTCGCTACGTAGTGAAGGCTGTAGATAGTATAGTAGAAGATGCACTAGAAACTCAAATAAAAGAACGAGAGTTAGTTGTTGACCCAAATAATAAAAATAGAAATGTAAAACGTGTGGAGTTGTATAAAAACGATAAAGTTGTTGCTTATGCTAGCTTAGGTAAGGCTAAGATAAACGGTATGCTGAACTGGAATGATTACTTAGGTGACGATGTAGATAAGACTAAGGTATACCGCACACTTAACATGATACATTCAAATGAGAGAGGATTAGGTTATGCTGATGCTGTCATGGGACGTGTAATTAATGAGTACGGTAATGAAGATATACTGTTAGAGGTGCTTCCTATGGACGATACTACCAATGAAGAGAAACTAATAAGTTGGTACAGTAAATATGGGTTTGAAGTGATAAGCAATACTGGAGACCAGATTATAATGATTAGACGAGTAGAGAATAGTTCTAGCAATTCAGATGATTCTATGCTAGAAACAGGTATAATAGCAACAAAGACTGTTATAGATAACAGCAACACAAAGTGTAAAGGATAACAATGAAATGTACTGCATATGCTAGGGGTTTAATGCTTACAAATGAAGATTTAAAAGAAGTTAAGCAGAATCTTAGAAAGGAATACCCACAAACCTCAGATAAAGAACTTGATGCTCTAGGAAGAGAAGCTATTGTACTACACAACAGAGCTATCAATATAGACATGCGTTTAGGTAGTGGTAGTGTAGAATACTATGAAAATGGTAATTCTGATAGACAATCCACACTTATAGATAGAGTCAATATTGATGCTAAAGGGAATATAACATTTTACACTGTTGATGGTGACATCGATTTACACTTTAAAGAAGTTGGTAGTAGAGTTGTAGGTAACGTACAGTCTGATGTAATAGAAAATGCTATTAAAAACTCTCCTAGACACGAAGACGACTTAGATACATTATTTAACGTTGATATGGACGAAGATGCTATGAACAAGATGTTTGGTAGCAGTGAAAACGTTATGAGTGGTAACTTAAAACAAATACATGCTGAGATGGTAAGTATAGACGAGAAAGCTCCTAATGTAGTACAGGATACTGAGCATACAGAACATCTACGAAAACTTACAAAGAGAATGTATAGACTAGTTAAAGAGATTGGTGCCTTAAAAATAGATGTAAGCAAGAGTATGCTTAATGTACTATCAGAGCCTGCAGCATCCTTCAATCCGAATGTAAAAGGGAGTAAGGTACGTATACTTCCAAGTGACCTAGCAGAAAAAGCGAATAATAGATTTCTAATGGGTAACGAGGAAGCGTTAGTACATGAAATTACACATGCATACTTAGATGTACTGTTTCATAAATCGCTTGGTGTGCTGGGGCAAGATGTAAAGGATGATTTACGAAGACTTTATACAGTAGCTAAAAGTAGAATGACTTACAAAGATTTGCTACCTGAAGGAGAAGGCCCTTACACTAAAGAAGAAACCGCTAAAGCAAAAAGTATGTATGATTACATATTTACCGGAAAGTTAGATGATTTTACAAATAAAGATGCTGATAGACGTTTACAAGAATTTATAGTTTATGGTTTAACTAACAAGCATGTAAAAAAAGCTCTGCAAAACACCCCATTAGAATACAGAAAAATAAAAGTACCTGACAGTGCTTCTTGGCTCAGTAAAACTTTCTATGGTCTATTAAACAAATTGAATAAATTAGTGTTTGATTTAACGCACATGAGAAATCGTGGTAAAGACATAGAGACTGAGCTACTAAGGTTAAGTATAGCACTTGGAGAAGTTAATAACAAATACGGCAATAAAGCTAAAGAACACATCGGTATAGTTATTGACGAAAAGTTTAATGAAGGTTTAGATAAAGTATCTAAAGAAGTAGATAAAGCGGTAAAAGAGGTTGTGGATAATGTACTAGAGCGTTTTAGTGTTATAGATAATAAAACAGATAAACATAAGTATAAAGAAGCAGAGCTAACTAGAGTCCATAAACTGTTAACGTACATAAATAAAGAAGCAGAACTTGCTCGTAATAGTGGTGTGCTAGGTAAGACATGGCATATTGCTAAAATGTTTCCAGCTATAACTAGACTCTATACAATTATAGGTGACTATAACAGTGATGAGTACTTAAAAATCAGAATTCAATTAGATTATCTACTTAAAAAAATGTATGGTAAGTACTATGAGTTCTTAAAAGACTTAATAGCGGATTTTACGGCAGGTAGAAAAACTTTAGTACAGATAACAGATATAACTATGAAATTCAAAAGTCATTTAGACCGTATGAGAGATATGCATTTCAAAGGAGCTTTAAGAGATATTCAAACAGGGTTTAAGAACATAGACATGTACGCTAATAAAAACTTAAAATACAACCACGCTTTAAACAGAGTTATTATGCGTACAGACTTTCAAGCCGTTAGTACCGATGCTAAAGTGTTAAGAAAATACTTAACAGATAGTAATATACTAGATAAAGAAATAAATAAATTAGAAAAAAGTATAAAATCTATTAAACATGGCAACTACGTACTGGGTAATGCTATGGTACGTAATGCTAAAAGTGTAGCTAAGTACATGCTTACTAAAAAAGGATTACGCAGCAATGCTCATAATATCGCTAGAAACTTTGGTAGTGTCCTAGCGTTTCCAGACGGAGGAGAGTTAGTTGCAGAGTATAACGTAGTTAAGATTGAAAATATGATTGATAGACTGATTACATTATACGCTTTAAAGGACATAGACTCTGAGTATAAAGAGCGTATGGTAGAGCTAATAGACTTAGATGTAGAAGGTGTTACAAACTATTTAGTAAACAGTAAAGGTGTACAAGTAGCTACTAAAAGTGATTGGGAGCTTAATGGTAAGTTACAGGAAATGGTTAAAGGACAAATGAAGGAGAATACCGACTATAGTAAAGAGTTAATATTTGCTCCATTTGATAAAGCTACTAGTAATAAAATGGAAAATCTAGGTTATAGACTAATTCGTACTATGAGAAAGGATAGTGGAGATACTGGTAAAATGCTGTATGGTTTGTACGTAAATGACAATGTGGGGTTAACTAAAAGAGTTGATGGTGCAATAGGTTTGCAAAGATTAACTATTAAGGGTTTGACATTAAGTGAAAAAGTAAGAGTAGAGAACGAGCATTTATCTAATGAACGCATAAACAATAAAATTCGTGAAGCAATTAGACATGCAGCTAAGCATAGTAACTATAATAATATGTACCCTATATATAATGAGTATGGGAGGGTAATTGACTTTAGGTATGAGCCTACTCTATCTGAGATGGAGACCCATATAGATTTAGAAAAAAGAGGTACAGACTTATTAGCTAGAAGCTTTGGGCAAAAAGATACACAAGTGTATACTGACACGAATAATGAGGAGTTAATTGATATTATAATACGAGATACTAAAGAAACTTTAAAAAGTATCAAAGATGAAAATTTAGCTAAAGAGTTATTAGATAATGAATTTATAAGAGTGTATGCTACTGAAAATAGGCTTACGACTGCAGAGTTAAAAGGTAAAGTAGGAGAAGCTGATGTTGCACGATTTATGCCTAAAACAGAAGGAGAGGAGTTATGGGGTTTGCTACCTCCTAAAACTAGAGCATATATAGTTGAGATGAATAAAAAAGAAGATCTAGCTAAAGGTGTGAAAAACCCTAAAGAGCGTAGAGAAATATATATACGTAAAGATTTAATGAAACAATTGTTTGGGTATAACCAGGCAATGGTTAGTAACTCTTCGCTTATAAAAAGACTGCCTCTGAGTATTCAACATAAAGTTAGACTAATTGAACAAGGCTTTGCAGATATTATAGCTATTGCTAAAAGTATGGTAGTTATAAAATTACCTAGAACTATAATAGGTAATATAGTGAGTAATGCTAAATTTCTGTGGTTTAGTGGTATGCCTATAAATAAAGCAGTTAAGTATTTATTGATAAGTAAACGAAACTTAGATAAGTGGAAAGAAGATGAGAAAAAACGTAGAAACTTAGAACGTAAAGTAGATATGCTTGAAGGTGCTGAACGAGATAAAGTGCGTAAAAAACTAGCTGATTTAGCTGCTGAAATAAAAGATAATCCATTAATACCTTTATTAGAAGAAGGGTTGTATCAGACAATTGTTGAAGATATAAATTTAGAAGAAGATAGTAATAAAATTGTAAATTGGGTAGAAAAGAAGTTAGAAGATAGCGTAATTGGTAACAATAAGACTATAAAAGAAGTAGTAAATACTGCGTTTTTAACTAGGAAAAGTGCATTAGGACAGCTATTGTTGCATGTAACACAAGAAAGTGATTTCCACTTTAGAGCTGCTATTTATTGGAATGCTATAGAAAATGGAGTAAGTAAGGAAAAAGCTTTAAGAGAAGTTACTGATAATTTTATAAACTACAGTAAAGTAATAAATAGTAAAGTAGTTCAATGGTTAGATAAGATGGGGCCAGAAGCGTTCTGGAAATATTTTGCTAATATACAAAGAGTTAATCTAAAACTATTAAAAACTAATACTACTAAAGTAGTGATGGATAGCTTAGGTAAAAAATACTTAGATATCCCTAATGATGTGTTAGATAGTTCAATTATATTTAGATGGGGTAAGAGATTAAATCCGTTTAGTTGGTTAGATAATACTGAAAGTTTGATAAGTGGTGCAGCTGATGTACCGATTACACACTTGATAGATGGGTACTAATAGTAGAGAAGATGGGATTTGAACCAATATTACTATTCTGGACAATGTAGTTTTGACCTCGCCTGTACTTGAGGATTAACATCATTCCGATTATGTTAACTGTACATGTAGTAAATATAGAAATAGTCCATTATTGACGCATTATCCCTCGTCTATAGTCTGATTTGCTACGCTGGTTCAGAACTAACAAAACCTTGGACACTTGGCTATTTCTATTAAATGGTAGAGATTTGATATTTATGGCACTCTACCGTTTGAAGTGATACTTACCTTCAGTCACTGTTCACGATATTAGTAGTATCTAACAGTTGTCTTCGCTCTACTAAAGCAGCCGACCCTTTATATTATGTGTAGGAACTAAATTTTATTATACTATAATAAAATTTATTTTTCAATGTACTTGTATAGTATTTAGTTACCAAGTCTACATGTACTAAAATCTGCTTTATATAGTGTAGATGGGTCTTGTGTTCTATCTTTTTCCCACTTTTCTACATCTTGTAATTTAGGGTTTTCTTTCCATCTTTTACGTTGTTCTTTTGATTGTTCTCTAGACTTAATCTCTTTAACTACTTGTTTAAGAGTCAATTCAGGATTATAGCCGTGTTGTGTTATAAGTCCTGCGAGAACTACGATAGCATCGTTTGCCCCATCTATAGTTTCATTGATATCGTTATTTTCGATACCTCTAAACATTTCATCTACTTCTTCATAAAATGTTTTTTTAAACTTCTCTAAATCGAAATTTTTACCATATCTATCTAGATTTAAATTCATAATATCTACTAATGGTTTACTCATATTGTTCCTTTGTGATTGTATGGATGTCCATTTAACTATCCTCGTATTTTAGTTGTAACATACTTAAGTATATGATAATACCCAGTATAGCGTAATCTGTATGGTGTGTTATTGCACATGCTGCTGCTGTAATTAGTATAATAATAGCAAGTAAACTAAGAAATCGTTGCATTAATGTGTTCCTTTAAAAATATAGTAATCTAGTTTATAGAATATAAAAGCTCCTATAAGTTGTATTAACACTAAGTGAATATATTCCATATATTTAGTGTTAGTACAGCATTTATAATGTACCAGTATGTATAAAGGCAACATCATAACAAATGCGGATAATAACCATCTACCAATATATAGTAAAAAATGTAATGATAGATAGTCCATACTAACGTTCTATACCGTTAAGTTCATCTAAAACTAGTTGTGTATAACCAATAATGTCAACATAGTTATCTTTATATGTAGGATTTCCATTTGCGATACGAGCTAATTTATGAAATACCATCTCAATGGCTTCATTCATCGTGTTTGTAAATAGTTCTGGTTGTCCGTACTCACGTACATGATTATCAAATGCTGTTTTTAACGTTTGCGATAACTTAGCATGGTTAGTAAACTTACCGTAGTTAGCACCACGTTCAGCTAAAATTCTATCTGTTTCTGATTTATCTTCTGTTACACTATGTTCTAAAGATAGTTCACTTATTACTTTTTTAAGCGAAACAATATAGAGTACTCTATAATCTTTTGGTACTTCTTTAAGAGTTTCAGTAGATAATTTGTTTGTTATGTTTTCTGGTAAAGACTTCTCTAACTCTCTTACTTTTTGTTTAAATTTTTTAAATTTCATTATTAATTTTCTCCTATGTCTGATGTATCTGGAAGAGCTTCCAAATACATGTTATAAGCTATTTCTACACTAGAAGATAATTTCTTCTCTAGTTCTCGGATAGCAGCCTCTTTAATGTGTACTGGAGCATCTGATACTCGATATTGTTCAATCTTCTGTCTGATTTCATATTCAGTCATTAACTGTCCTTTGTATGATACATACACTTAGTCTCATAGTTATTTAAATTTGATTCAATAGTGCTGAGAAGCTCAGATGCTTCTTTTATATTGTGCGTAGTAGCTTCTTGCAGCATAATACGTTCAACTTGTTTATAGTACTTAGGGTGTATTTTACATTCATTTAATAATGTTAATGTTTGTAATGTTTGTAATGTTTGTTTAAGCGTCATAATAAAAACTTTCTATAGTCTTCATTAGAAGCTTCTGTATCTAATTTACCTAATAAGTAGTTAGCACTATCTGTCTCTTTCATAGCTACTTGTACATTAGATAAATTAGAGTACTTATCAACCCAAATACAAGGATTTTTAGTACGTTTTACTATATGAGGTAATTTAACATTTGTCATTACATTATACATATTATATTGTACATACTGTTTAAGAATAGAATTACTTACACCTAATAACGGTACATGTTCATTCTCAGAATAACAATAATCAATCCACTCTAAATCTGTGTTATATGCTTGTTGATACATAGCTACTGCTTGGTCTTCTACTTCTGCAAATGCTGCTGCCCACTCAGTATCAGTTTTAAGACGTTTAATTACATACACTGTCATCTGATAATGCATAATTTCATCCATAGAAATTTTAGTAATAGCTTTAGCTGAGCTTTCCATTATATGGTTTTCAGCGAATGCAAAAGTAGTTACAAATGAAGATTTAAAGAACACAGCTTCAAGAATGTTTAAAGCATACAGTGAAAGTGCGATTGATTTCATATGACTGTACTCATCATAATCTGAAGTTTGTAGCACCATTTTACTATTCCATGCTATAGTATCATCAAATACGTTAGCTATTGCTAATCCACGTTCAATAATATGGTCATTTATAATAATATCATCGAATACTTCTTTAGCATCTACTGGTAAACTTTTAAGGATTTCTGCATATGTAGGTGAATGAATAACTCCTTCATAAAAAGCATGCTGAAACCACCATTCCTCTAATTGAGGGTTGGTAGTTATAGGGCCAAATACTTCACTTACAGACCTAGCTGCTACGCTATCTCCTACTGTTTGAAATTTAAGGTTTTTATCAAATAGTGTTTTAAGTGGTTGTGCCATTACTGCGTAATCTTCACCATCTTTTTTGTAAGAGAAGTCAGTTTTAAACCACATAAGTCCTAACGCCTTATCTGTACGCTTTTGTATTTCTTGCTCAATAGGTAAATCCAATCTAGCTACATTTCTCCCTTTACCTAAGAATAATGGCTCATTTGTAAACTCAATATTTTCGGTTGAAAATGTACTATACTTCACAGCCGCCTCCTTCACATTGTTGTTTTTGATCTTCTACATCTGGTACTCTAGTATTAGTGTAGTATAAAGACTTTACTCCATAATATTTAGCAAAATACATATCTTCAATTAATAATTTAAGAGGTACCTTAGAGTTTTTAAACAGCTCAGGATTGTAAAATCTATTTGTACTAATTGATTTATCAATCCATTTTTGTGTTACTGCTACATGCATTAAATAACGTTTAGTCATATCTTTAGTTTCGTAAGCTAATTCATATCTATGAGCTAGCTTATTCACTTCTGGAGCAAACTGTTTCATTACAGATGTTTTATTTTCTTTAAATGTAATGAAATCTTTAACAGGTTCTAATCCGTTAGTTTGGTTAGAAGGTCCTGCTGAAGATTCAGCTGGAGGTACCATTGATAAAGCTACGTTAGCCATACCTACTGTTTGTACACGATGTTTTAAACTTTCCCAATCTAGTCTAATTTTAAATGGAACTAATTCGTCTACATGTTTATTATAACGGTTTATAGGCATAACACCCTTAGCGTATGTTGAATGTGTGAAAAATCTAGGTGCTGGTGATGTTTCTTCAGCAATGTCAGTAGATGACTTTATTAAGTAGTACTGAAAATACTCCATCCACTCATCATGTAGTTCAAGAGCTTCTTTAGCACCGTATTTAAGATTTTGTTTAGCTAACCAATAAGCATGGTTAGAAAAACCTAAACCTACACTTCTATACTGTTCTACATAAGCTTGTGCTTGAGTAGTAGGGTGTTTTTGTCGTGTCATAATATGTGTTTGTGCACGCAGTAATATATCTACAGTTTCAGGTAACTTATCTATCGATACTTTACCTTGATTTACGTTACCTAGTACACAAATAGCTATATCAGGTTCATGTGTACGTTTACAAGATAGATCTTTAGTAGGTGATACTTCCTCCATACAGATATTTGATTGATATATTGTTTCTGTATAAGGTGAGTTAGCATTTACTTCATCTATATTTAGTACATAATAAGCACTATTTTCAAACATTTCTGTATTCAGTAATTCTATAAGTTTCTTTGCTGAAATACGTTGATTTGATGGAAATTGTTCTTCACATTGTTTATATAATGTGCTAAATTCTTCTGCCGTACCTGAATGAAATATTTCATAAAGTTCTAAAGAATCACGAGTAGAAAATAATGTAATCACATCATCATTTGCTGCACGTTCATATACTAATTCACGTAATTTTATACCATAAGAAAGGTCATTAATACGTTTTTCTATAGATGTACGGGGTGATTTAATAGCTAATATAGTTATTATTTCTGGGTCAAAGAAATTGATGAAAGGTGTTGCAGAACCACGTCTACCGTTTTGTACTGCTTTTTGAATATCTGCATCAATAGACTTTAACACAGGTATTTTACCTCCATGTGTAATAGAACCCTTCTTAACTAAGTCACCAATAGATGCTATAGCTGATATGTCGTTACCTATACCTGCAGATGCTGCTGTATGTAAAACTAATGATTTAGAAGCTTCTACCCATGAATCAAGTGAATCTCCTGTCTTTATCAATACACATGATGCATAGTCAGTTGATACTGTACGTAGTGCGTCCATTTCTGGTGAAGGTAGTGTAATTTCAAAAGTTGATAATTTGTGATACATTAATTTGATATAATGTATACGATTTTTATGATAATCACGAAATATATCCATAGCTATAAGCATAAACATATGTTGTGGTAGTTCGATTAGTTTACTATTAAATTGTTTCATATAGCGTAACTGTAAGAACTCAATACCAGCAGAAGTGAAATTAAAATCACGAGTATAGTCTATCTCATTATCAAGTTTATTAAGTTCATCTAAAGTGAAAGAATTAAGTAATGCCGGTGAATAAACTCCTTTATTACAGCCTTCTGTTAAGATTTCTAGTAAACTGCTAGGAGTAGAAGAGTTACCTACTTGTTTGTAGATTTTATATATCATAAGGTTTTTAGCAATAACATCATACCCTATATCTCTTATAGTTGCCATATCTTTAGCTGTTTTAATAATCACATCATTAATGTATGAAGTAGGGATTTTATCATAAAAATGTAACTTAGCTGCTAGTTCGATTGAACTAATTAGATGGTCATACTTACCTTCTGCAGCTGATGTTAGATGTGCATGGATTTTCGATATATCTAACGGTTCCGTAGAGCCGTTAGCCTTTGTAACCGTTATGTTTTGCATTAAGAAGCCTTATCAGCTTGAACTAATGTTGCACGTAATTGTACACCATCTTTACCGATTTGATTAGATAATTTACGAATACGAAGTGAACATGCTTTTGTAGGCTTATTCTCGTATGCTTCAATCTCCTCTAGTACTTTTTCAATTAGTTGTTTATATTCTTTTAATGTTTCCATTTAATTTCCTTTTATGTTTATTAAAAGACGTACGTCATGTATTGCTGCTTTAGCTGTCTTTATACAGATAGGTACGTCGTTTGTAAAAACCTCGTTTGTATTAACGCTAGTGAGGCTAAACTATCGCATCTTAACAGTTTGATTATAGTGCTCTGATGAAGATGAATAGAGCACTTAAGTATAAATAAAAACTATTTACCGAATCTACGTTTTGTAAAATTTGGTTTTGACGCTGTAGCTGTAGAACCTGCACTTCCTTTAGGACGACCATCTGCAATCCATTGCTGTACTTCTTCAGCTGTTACACCATCTTTGTATACGTAACCTTTACTATCAGAATTTTCTAGGTATTCAAGGTCTTTAGTGTATTGTTTACCTGGTTCTGCTTCATTTACAATTTCTTCTGCTGAAGCACCATCTGCTGCACGATAAAAATTACGAATAATTTTCTTTTCGGTAATATTACCGTTGTACTTACCATACTCAATAGCTACCCATACTTTAATAGAAAAGTCAGTTAGATTAGTGATGACAGCTACGTCTTTATCCGCACCGTCTTTACCAATTGGCAGTGTTGCTTCTTCTGGATCAGCTGCTTCATCTTCATCAAGAATAACTAATAGTTTGTTGAAAGTAGCTGCTCCAATTTTGTTTTCTTTACCATCGTTATTAGTAATACGTAAATTACCATATAGTGGTTGTTGTTGTTCGTCTTTCTCGATAAAGAAGTCAACTACTAGAGATTCACTACCAGCTTTCTGTGATACGAATGCTGCTAATACTTCTACGTCGTAAATACCAGGTTTGTTAATATACTTAGAGTTTCCTCCGCTTGTTTCTGCTACTGCTGCAGCGTCTCTTTTTGTTGAAAATAATGCCATGTTTAAATTCCTTTATGGTTGATTTATAAATTCTGGTTAGGTGGACATCCTGTTTTAGGGTTAAAAGTATACACGGAGTATACTTAAACTATGCTTGTGCTTTAGCTAAAAATAGAAGTTTATCTAAGTTAGAGTTTTCTTCTATAAGTTTTTCAACTATTTTATGATCCCAGTCTAAAGATATTAACATATTAGTATCAATTTTTGCTTGTGGCAGCGTATCTATATTTATATAATCTATAGAATGTATTGATATATGTACTTTTCTACCTAAAATATCTGCCACAAAATATGTCTCATAGCTAAAATTAATTATGTGACTATCTATCTCAGCAGTTAGATTGACCATTCTTCTGATACTGTTTGGAAGTCTCTTAGAAGATCGAGGTATTCGCTGAGTACAAAGTATGTCTCTCCATCTTTAAGCTTTTTGCTTTTTTCTGGATTCTTTATGTTTTCTACATACCATTTTTCTGGCATATTTGTTAGCATTGTACGAGCTAATTTTTTTATATTACTCGTATATATTACACGATTAGAACTTTCAACAACTAAGGTTATAGCTTCGTTTGTTGTACTGTAGAATCCTCCTTTACTAAGAAATTTTCCTTGTCCAAATTGTGTGTATGCTCCTGTCAGTTTACCATCTTCCTTTTCAGGAATTACATGATTGAGCAAGATTACTGTTACATTATTTAGCTCTAAATACTCATGAATAAACTTAGTAAATGTAGCTAGCTCTTTAGTAATGAATGCGCCTTGTTCTCCCCATGCTGTTGGAATGTCTGATGCTGATTCAATAATGTCCATAGTTATTTGTGATACTGTATCGATTACTACGTTTTCTGGGTATTCTCCAAAGCGTTCAACGTATTTTTCTAATTTATCTACTACTCCTTCTATGTACTCTTCACCTTCTTCGGTCTGTATTTTTCCTCCATATAGTAAAGTATCCATATCATAATACGTATCTACTAACATGTGTGGTAATGGTAGTGCAAATTTCTTTGAGTCTCTTGATATTACAAATGTTTCTTTACCAAGAGAGCGTAGTAGTTCAGTTTTACCTACGCCGCTTTCCCCATTAATCAGTAATTTAACTGCTTCTTTTTTGTTGGGCATTGATCATCCTTTTTTCTAGTAGTTTTCTGCGTTTTTCAGATTGTGGTCCGATTGCTTGAACTACATCGTGTTTTAACGGTCTATTTGGACATCTGTCTGCTTTTACAAGTTTCCATCTGTATTTTGTTTTACGTTTAGCCCAATAACCGTCTCCTACTTGTTGCTCGATATTTACATATCTATTTTTCCATGTTGGCGTATTGCCTCCTTGTATTGTTTATATGACTATAAGCCATAGGTCGCTGTATCAGAAATTGAAATTTGTAGAATAAATAGTTCAAATATGTCTTTAGAAGGGGGTAGTATATGTGAAAATTATTCTGATACAGCTACATATGACTTATAGCTTTATTGTTATTGTGCTGCTTTAGCTATAAAAATTAGTTTATCTAATAATGTTGCATGTTCATTTTTAATTGTATGTATTATATACTCTTTAGTATCTATTCTACTGACATACAGAGAATTAGGTAATTCTAACATATACTTATTTGAAGTATCTATAGGTATATGTAAATTATTTATTTTTATAATAATAACTTGTAATATTGGTATTGCACGCTGCATATCCTAGTTTTTCTGATATTTTATATCTATATCGTATTTCATTATAATCCTTTGTAGATTCTCAAAGCTGCGCTAGGCTAACAATACAGCTATGCTGATAAACGCACGTAGCTATGTGCCTACACTACACAACTGACTCAGACATGTGCTCCTATGTCGCACCTCGTCAGATTGTGTAGCTTGTCACCCGCACGTGCTTATACATAAGTAGTAGATGCGATTATTGTTTAGATAGTTCGTCCCATTCGTGTTGCAATTCCTCAGCATTGGCACGAAATGGTACATACACAAACGGATTGAGACGATATATACCACGTGATATTCGTTTAATATAGTTTAACTCTAATAGCTGTTTAATCATCCTAGAAAATTGAGGCTGTGATACTTCTATATCACATTGTGAATATACCAAGGGTACTTCTATACGTGCATAGGTAAATTGATTAGTTATCCAATTAAACAATCTCACATCTTTATTAGATTTTATTACTTGTTCTGTTACTTCTTCATAGGATTTGTGATACATAAGATTGAACCCACCTCTTATTTTCTTTGATTTATGTTGTTCAGTAAATATTATATCTTCTAACTGCCCTGTATCTTTGTTTAAGATTTTTTCTGATATAATACGTTGTTTAGTAACAATTTCCATTTACAATACCTTTATAGTTATTACATTCGTCCCATGAATGTAAAGGTGTTGTAACACGAATGTAATAAAACTCACCTTAAACCCCTTATTATCGATGTTTGTGGCTAAAATTAAAAAATCATCTATATAAGAATATAATAAATACAAGTACGTAAGCTCACTCGTCTGCGAAAGGATGGTAGCCATCACATACACGTATGAAGTATGAAAGGTTCTGTCACCTGAAAGGCAGACCCGGCAAAGCTGTTTTTACGAAACGCAGTGAAGTAAAAAGAGTTACCGACGTCTGACCTGAATGTAGTGAAGGTTGACAGGTTCTTGAATACTGAATAGTATTGTGTGTATGGCTTACCAGAGTGAGCGTTACAACTCAATAGGTATAGATGCTAATGTATATTTAGAATATATACCACAACTATCAACTAACCCTGCTATATGCTTATAATCGTGCATACTAAGTCCATGAGACTCTAAAATAAGTTCAGCAGTATATTGGGATATGATAGAGTATTCTTTGCGTTCATGGCTCTTAATTACCCACTTATCTGTATACTCAGGTTTAGTTTCAAATTGATAGAAATATCTAATAGATAAGTCATCAGTAAGTTTGTATTTACGATATGCAGTAAAGTTAGTTTTCATCTATACCCTTTAAATTTTTATATAGTACACCATTATAGTAATAAGGTGATAATTTGATGGCAAAGAAGCACTTATCTGTATCTATACAATTAATATAAGTTCCATTTATTTCTATAGTTATAGGTTTACGATTAGTTATGTCTAAAGAATATTGCATAGTATCTAAATTCTTAGCTAAGTTATCAAAATCTAATCTAGTAGGTGTTGATAAATGTAAAGTGTAGCTAATAGGTCTTTTACGACTAATACGACTACGCATACCTCTTACTAAACAAGGAAATTTAAATGTATTAGAAGGTTCATCTTTAAAGTGTACTTCTAAATCAAATGAATTTACTGGGTATATCATGCTAAGTTTCGTTTTTAATGCGCATATCGTGCCAAATTATATGTCGTAAATGTGGGTATTGTTCAGTAGCTAATAAAGTTTCTTTACATAACATAATTTGTGATTCAATAAAATCTAAATCTGATTGTTGTATATCTTCTGTTAGGACAGTTAACTCAGGTAATGTAAGCTTACCTATCGGTTTACCAGTTTTTTCGCTTATACGACGAGTATCTTGCTCTCTAGAGATATATACTAACCTAATACGTTCCATAGGTCTATCTAACTGTTTAAGTACCCAAGCATATACTAATAGTTGTTGTTTGTAATATGATGGAATAGCTTTAGGTTTGGTAGATGAGTTGTATGTTTTGTAGTCTACAATCATAGAATTAGTTTGGATAGCATCGATAGAACCACCTACATAAATATTGTCACCTAAATCGTAGGTAACAAATTCTTCTACTGACGTATAGGATTTCTGATTAGGCAGTACATAATCGTTTACTAGCTTCATAGCCATAGATTTCCAAGACTGTTCAACTATATATGTATCTATATCTATGTTGTCTTTTTGGTTGGTAATATATTGTTCTATTTCCTCTAAATCAGGTTCTAAACCTTCTGCTTTAAGAGCAGCTACTGCGTGAATAATAGTCCCAATCGTACTTGCCGTGTTCCCAGAGAATTGGTCAAAACCTAATACTTGTTGTCTATAGTAGTTCCATGGTGTACTAATAAAACTACTAAAACTAGATGCACTAATACGGAAGGCATTATCCGGTAATTCATGTCTACCGTCGAAATATGTTAAGTATTCTTTAGTTTTTTGTTTATTCATTTAATGCTCCTCAACAGCTAATACTGTATTTAAACGATAATAATCATGTTGTGATTTTTCATTTTTTACCATAGTATCGTAAGTAACTACTAAATACTGTTTTTCAAATGTAATGAATTTTACATTCATACATGTAACTTTCTTAAGTTTTGTTTTTTGTTTAAGTGTTAATTTGATTACCATTTTAATCTCCTGCGTTATGTATATTTTTAAGCATTTTAAGTGCTTGTTGTAAATCGTATAAAGGTACATAGTATTTTTTATCATCTACCATCAATTCTATTTTTTGATTTGAAAAAGAGTTTTTAGTACCTATAAATTTGTTTAAATTTAAATTAATTGAAGTGTCATACGTTTTCTTTTTGTTATTAAAGAAAGCATCTTTAGAGTAACAATCAATTCGTATATCACATGTTTTTTGATATGTCATTCAATATCCTTTATATTGGTTTGTAGTAACCAAATAATTTTCTACTTGGCCCTATCATCTTATGTTGGTTACATATGTAACATTCATTGTTATGTGCAGTATACGGGTACTGATATGGTTGATTTTTGCTATATTTATTAGCACATTCAAAACATACCCAAAAAGATTCACCATTTATACATTATTGTATACGTTCTTGTTTAGTTTTCATAAGATTGCTCTAACTCATAGTAATCATCAGATATTTGTTTTACTGATGATAAATCATTTGATACAAAATACTCATCAATAAGTTGTTGCAGTTTATTATAATCATCTGATTTTAAATCTTTATATAATTCCTCTGGTACTTTCCATTCAAAGTACTGAATGTTTTTAATTTGTAATGTCATACTATTATCCTGCATTAAATGAAGCTAAGATTACTCCTGCTTTTACGTCTTTTTTAGTTTTACCTAAATATTTTACATTAACTTTATTCGATGATGATGCCCATGTACTAAAACTTGTTCCCCATTTTGCAAATTTAGACGGTAACATATTACGTGCCTGTTCTTTTGATTTTGCATAGCATACAAATGAATCATATGTATCATAATCATTATTTTCATTTTGTGAGACTAAAAATATTTTCATTCATCCATTCCTTCTGCTATTACTGTTGGATATAGATTTAATTCATAACAATCACCATATTCATCTGTTAGGTAATCTTCTCCTATAATTAGCATTCCTATATGCCCCTTCATTTTAGTACTATCTACAAAATTTATAATTGCTTTAACATTTGAATAGCTATCATAAAATTTCCAATCATATAGTATTAGATATAAGTAGTTGTCAGTAGTATAAAACTCTTCACTAGTACATAAATCTGTATTATACGTTGTTTTATAAGTATCTAAAAAATGTTTAAATTCAAATGCTTTTTCTTTTTTACATTTAATGTAGATATTACTATAGTAACTCATTATAAATCCTTTAATATTTGTTCTATATCTTTTAACGAAGCATTGTTTGGTATGGTTATTTCTGCTTTCCACGATTTACCAAGTTCCATATCAGCCTGGTTTTTGATAGGTTGTTTCTCTAACCAGTCTTTAGTCATTACTTCTATTAAGTTATCATTTAACCATTTAACGGTTTTAGCGTCTTTTTTTACGTAACCATAGCAGGCATCATATATGGTTGAATTAAAAATAATATCATCAGATAAGTTTTCTTCGTTAATTCTATAGTGCATTTCATTTACTGTTATTAGTGATAATATACTCCAAAACTGGCCTGCATATGCATTCCAGATGGTTCGAAAATGCTTATCAATATTTGAGCTGTAGATACGAAAACCAAGACCGAGGTGGGTGTAGCCATTTCGTTTATGGTTGACTATCATTTCATCTAAGAATACTTTAACATCCTTGTATAACTCGTTCCAAAATCTGTTGTACATCTCTGGCGTAATAACACCGCCTTTATCTATGTCGGGCATTCCAAGATAATTGAGTTTAAATGAAACAGGTTTTGAACGTTGACGTATTGCTTTTAATTCAGGTATATTATCAACTTCTTGTTTATACCGTTTAATGTAGTCATTAGTAGACTCATTATTATTGCGTGGTAATATAGCTTCGATTTCATCTTTATAGTAACCGTAACTATTAAAACAGTGAGAATCTAACCCATCTTGAAATATTGCTAATTTGTTTTTATCTTTAGATAGATTAGCTAAACATACTTCCTCTAAAGCTGAAAAGTCTGCTTGAAACACTAAGTAGCCTTCTGGTGCTATAAAACACTCTTTAACCGGCTTAGCAAATTTAGACTTAGTAGAAGGCATATTTAACATGTTCGGTGCATTAGATGTATTACGACCTGATACTGCCCCTAGCAGTTTTATGTTACCGTGTAGATAGTTATCTATAGTAAATGAATCAAATGCTTCTATAAAGTTAGTGCGTATAATAGAACTAAATGAATAATCTACTAATGCTTGTAATAGTTCTATAAGGTCTTTATTATTTTCTTCTGGCAATGTTTTTAATAAATCTTCTAATTGGTCACGTCCCCAACTCCATTGATTAGGTTCACGCTTAGGTTTACCATTTTTATCTGTGGGTGTTTTGCCATATGATAGCTGCTTACGATAGTCTAAATACGTTTTGCTCTCTTTACCGGATTCATATCCAAGCATATCTGTCAGCAATTTATACTTTTGTACACTACTACCTGGGTTAAACTCACCTACTAAAGTCTCGATGTTGGCTTCATCTACTTTTAACATTTTAGACTTATTATAAATGTCTAGTTTTTCTTGTGCTAATTTCTGCATAGCTGTTTGTACAGTTTGATGATTTGGGTCAATAGATTTATCTATGATACTATCGAATATTGCTAGATGATTGATTTTATTATACTTTTTTAAATCATTCATAGTCCATTTAGTACGAATATCGGATGATAACCCTTCCATTTTTAGTATTTCATTAACTAAGTACGTACGATATGTCATATCAGAATGTTTATAAGGTTTTAAGTAATAGTCAATAGTACGAAACTTAGATTGCTGTTCCTTGATTAAGTTGGTTTTACTTTCTTTAAATTCTTGTTCAAGAAATTGCTTAATTAGAGCATTATTAGTTAATGTGTGTTTAACTATATTTAGGTTACTATCTAATACACTACGTAATGTTTCTACTTTCTCATCATCAATAAGCAGTCCATTACACATCATTTTAATAAAGTCTTCTACTAAATGTTTACCAATGTTATTATAGAACCATAATGGCTCTTTTTCAGCTGGGTCATATTCATTTGGCATTGGAATTGGTAAATATTGCCACGGTCGCATTAATGACATTAGTTATCCTTATCATATAATTTTATTAAATATCCCATAGCTAAATATCTATACTTAAATCCAGAAACCCTGTATTTTGGTTGTACATAAGAAATAGCTATCCAATAATCTTTAAATTTAAATATCTGACCTAATTTAGCTTTATTATCTAATGAAGCTTCATAGCCATATTTTATCTTTTTAAATTTCCAATCTAGTACTTTTCCATTTTTAGTTGCATATGAATACATTTATTTATTTATTTACTATTAAATTATCTAACATTTGTATTATATCTGTAGCTTGCTCTTCTAGCCAATCTGGTGCATTATCATCTATTGATACTTGTAACTGTGCTAAAACTCTTTGTAACCAAATATAATCTAGTATCGGCATTTCTATTTTCATTAATTGTCCTTTTTTATAAGTAAGGTATGAAGTAAATAACAGCTACAGCCATCTATCGCACAATAGCGTAGAAATGCTTCATTCTTGTAGTCAACTACATCATACCCATCTTCATCTAACATTGTCCATTTAGGGTCATAATACGAACCCATAAGATGTTTAAGTCCTGTTTTTCCTTCAAACTCATCAGCATCATTAAGTAGTACTTTAGCCATTAACTGTGTATCATCATAGTTTTTAGGTAACTTGCCTGTACGATGGTAATCTATTTTTAGGTCGAATAGTGCGTTATGTATCACTATTTTACCTTTATAGTTATTTAGCCAATTCCATATTAGTAGTTCTGTCTGTATGTCATAGCAAATTACTATATAACTAAATGACTCAGATACTCCAAATATAAAATGTGTTACTTTAACTAGTTCTGGGTAAGATAGACCAGAAGATTTAGCTATTTGTCGTATCAGTTTCTGTTCATTACGAGGATATTCAGCTTCTGCTTGTTTATCTTTTTTCCATAATTGCACTAGTTTATCTGCTTGTTTACGTTCTTCTTTGGTATAGATAGATTGAGTTTCTGTATCAAATGAAATAATATCGTAAGAAGATAATTTTTCTAAAAAAGTTTGTATTTTAAAAGTAGTACTAGCTACTTCATAATTTACTTTTATCATTAATAAACCCTATATACATAAAACGTTATACCATCAATTTTACATTCATATTCTGCACCATCACAAGATAACACATCAGCGTAGGTTAAATCTTCTTTATAGTCATCTATAATACTATCTTCATCTATGTAGTACTTTAACCATATTCCATCTTTACCTATAGTATCATGTATACGTTCTTCTACCATACTTTTTACATGTTCATTATATACCTCTTCTCTATCATAAGTGTTGCTAGCATATATAATAAAACTATCTATATCACATATGAATGACGAAGTAGCTCCAGAAAGGTAGCAAATTAATGTATTAGAGTAATACTCATCATTGTAAATTGCTTCATTTAATAAATCAGCCTTAGTAGGGTTATCTGGGTTAACTTTATGTGCAAATTTTTCTTTGGTAGTAAAGATAGTACTATAGAAATCTTCTACTTCTTCAGTATCTAACAGTTCTTTTACGTTTATTTCAATCTCAATCATCTAATAATCCTATTCGTTTAAGTTCTGATTTGAATGCAGTACGTGTAAAAGAGTTCATTTCTTTAGGTATATTAGGAAGTTTATTTATATTATCTAGATAAGGTTTTACTTCGTTTGGATAAAAATCTGTTTCTGTACGGAAGAACTTAATAATGTCCTCTATTTGGTTTTTATATTTTTGCATATTGCGTTTAGTATGTAATGACTTATATATTATAATAAGTTTATCATATTTTTCATCAAATACTGAACCGATTGCGTTTGTAAATATACTAGATGTCTTTACAAAAGATACATCCCAGTTTGTAAGTTGTACTGTAAGTTGTCCTATTTGTCTACTAGTTGTACTACTATAATACTCATTAGTAATAAAACACCACTGTTTACTACCTATAGTTGTAAAATTAGCTATACATGTATTATAACTATATAGATGACTACCAGAAAAAGACAGTCTATTATTTGCTGTACTACTGTGCTTTTCTTCGTATATTGTATTATTTACATTATGTTTTATGTAATTTTCAACAAGTGTTGTATAAGCATATTGTGATTTACACGCTTCCATGGTATCTACTTTAGTTTAATAATTTTATCATTGCGCACACCTACACCATATTCGTTTAACTTAGAACGGATAGCTGCTTCAGAGCGGTCGTGAAGTTTAATACGAAGGTTAGAAAAACTATCTCCAATACTAGTTGTTTCAATATGTGCAAGTTCCCAATTTTTCCACCTAGTACCATTCTTTTTTGAATTTTTAGTTGCTGGAAACTTAATAGGATTAGTCTCAATGATTTTTGTTGTTGTTGTATCATTTACTAAATTTACTGTTTGTTGAACATCTTTGTTATCACTGTTACAGTTTTTTACTATATGAATATGTTTATTAATTTTATAGCATTCTAACTCTTTTTGTAAATTTATGTTTTTAACTGTTATTTCCTGATTACGTTCTAAAAGTACTTTATTTTTTTCTATTAGACTTTCATACATTGATTTATAATCAGTATGTTGGTTATCTATATAGTCTAACGCTTTATTACCTGTTAATGTTACTGTAATTTCTTTCATATTACATCCTTATTTAAATTTATATCTGCTTCTAAAAAGACATCGTATATATCTTGTTTCTCTTCAATATCTGTATCATCGTCACACCAAATATCATATTGATACTCAAAATAGTCGAATCCGTATTCTCGTACAGCTTCTGGTGAAAAGTGTTCTGTATCAATTTCTTCTACTATTTCGCCGTTTTGGATAATAAATTTAGTGAAATAGTTAGAGCCCCCTTCACTATCTGTATATACTAATTGTTCAATTAAATTAGGGTATTCTAGTGCCAGTTTTCTAAAATAACTTTCTGGCCCTGACCATCTACCTTGTCCATTAATATAAATAACACTATTATCTATAAAATAGTCGTCTATTACCATTTCACTCTCTGTGATAGTAGAATGAAAATACTCATCTTGTGTATTTCGTTGTATTTTAGTATTGATAAATTTTAAGGCAAAAATATCATAACATTGAATACTTATTTCACAATTACTCCAATTTGCCATTAAAACTCCTCTATCAACCCATCTAAACTATTATCGTAAAAACGACCACTAATATTCTTATTTGTATATTCGTCTGTAAATAGTACTTCTCGTAACACCATCTCTGCCATTTCTAAATAAGTTGCTGTACGTTTGTTAGAGCAGTAGTAAAGAATATACTTAGCTATAACTACTTCATTTTCATTTTCTTTGGATGAGCCTGTATACTTAATAAAAGGCAGATTAGTGAGCTCTTTACGAGAGTAATTTTTACGAATAGCTAATTGAGTTTTAGTAGGTTTTTTCTTTCGAATAGAACGTACTGATTTTTTTCCAATATACTTACGACCAGATTCAAATTGTAATAGATAGACTATGTCTGTACAGTTATCTGGTAAATCTGAATGGGAATGAACGTGTTTACCGTCCGGCCCTACCCAGTAATTTTCTTGGTATGATAGAGTGTTAATCATTAGTCTTTCCATCTTCATAATAATTATTCATAAGTTACCTCCGTCTGTTCTAATAGTTTATGTATTTTTTTAGGTAAACCTTCTTTCATCTGTTCTTTAAAATCGTTACCGTAGAAGCCACAGCATGAATCTATTAGATTGTTATCTTTATATAGTTCGTAACAATACATATTACCTGTTAGGTAATTATCTAATAGTTTTATTTCAGATTCAAGTACTGATAGTGCTGTGTTTTTTAGTTTATTTGATATGCGTTTAACATTGTATTCATTGCGTATTTTTTCTTTAGTTGCATAAATGTACCCTATCTGTCCGCTATCCCAATTACAGCTAAAAGGTGTTGTTGATACAGTTATACCTGAATGGTCATACATATACACAGGTAAGTAGATTACGTTATTAATAGAACAATCTTCAACATAGTTAAGGTGGTGTTTAAAATCTTCTTTAAATGATACACTATTATCATCAGTTTCAAAAAGTCTGTCTCCAAATTCACATCTTCTATGCTGCATAATGAATGTACCTAAGTTGTCCCATTTACGAGGTGATTCAGGATACTGGTCTTGTTTAACTATTAAATTATAATTATTCATATTTAGTCTTTAATTCTTGATATAATGAATATGCTACACTGTCATCATTAAAACAGTTAGCAATAATATGACTATTCTCAAATGTAATTAATTTATTGATAAGTTCACATTTTTCACTGTCTGTTAGAAATATATGAGATATTAATAGTTCGTTCTTTGCTTTAATAGCATTTCCTATTTGTAGCGTTATTGTATATTGTTCATCAGTCATTGTTATCCTTATATTATAGATAAACCTGTACCTAAATATATTAATTTTAAGTATTCGTTATTTATTATTTGAGTTGTATATAAAACACCTAGTACATCTTTATCTAATTTGAATTCTAGCTTATTGTATACTTTAATAGGTAAAGTTATTAACCATCTATCATCATTATATGTAGAGTCATATTTATTATGTGTACATACAAATACCTTAGGTGTTAGTGCTGTATCAGTACCAGTATCATAGTGAGCTTTATAACTTGGTCCTACTCCTGGTACTAACCCTTCTTTGATTATACTCTCTCTATAAAGTGGGTTACTTACATGATATAAATGTACTACATCCATGTTCTAGTTCCATCTTAATATTTGAGAAATTATTGTTTGTTGTAACCTGTCGCTGTTTAAAGGTACAGTCCAATAGTTATTTATATCTTCAACTAAGTGTATAATAAAATCAGTATCCGCTCCTAGATCTCGTGCATGATAAGCAGCTTTAATAAGTGCTCTAGAGCCTTCACCATCTAAAGCTTCGTATGCATATGCGAATGTTTCTCGTTTGTCGTTAAGAGCCGCTTCCTTCTGCTTTTTTGGTAAAGCTGTTGGACGTTCAACTCGTTTATGTTGTGATGCGTTTATTACATGGTGTTTAGCTGATAATGGAGAAGCATCAGTCACTGATAATACTGTTTCTGTATTATACGCAAAATAAATTTGTGCTTTAGATAGTATATCAGATTCAATACCTAACTCGTTATTAATAGATTCAATAAAATATTTCCAATTATCTGCTGATACATCTATTTGCATATCCAATTCAATTAATATGCGAAATTTAAACGGATTAGTTGAGTCACTTGTACGAGCTATATGGTGGTTAATATCAGATAACAACAGATGAGCTTCTTCATCTGTAATAGTTGAGTTATCTACATCTAATACTATCCATTTAGTTTTACCTTCAAGATTAGCTTTAGAGCGTTTACCATTACGAAACAAAAATGGAGAATATGCAGCATACTTAGTTAGTACTTCTGATAGTGATTTAAAATCAGATTCGTAGAATTTATAACCTTTATCACAAGATTTAGCCATACGTTGTTTAAATTCAGTATCGGATTCTGTTTCATTTCGTTTAAAAGGTAAAAGTGATAGTCCACACTCATCATTATTGATAATAGGTTCGTAACAGATACCGTCATCACATCTAGTATATACACCTTCTGCATCATACATACTAGCTAAATGGGTAAGTTCATCTACTTTTGGTAAATAGTTAGATACTGCTGGGATATAGCCTAGTTTGCGTAGTTCATGTATTGATAAGTATAAACGTTCTTCATCGTTGATATTTAGTTTACAGTAATCTGCAAATTGTTCGTACATTTCTTTAATTAATTCACGTTCAAAATCGACTAAATCATTTGCTAGTTCTTCAATAGTGTTAATAGCTAGAATATAATTCTGTTCATTAATTTCTGTTTCACCGTCAAGAATAGCGTAATTACCAGATAGTTTGAGAGCTAACCATTGTTTATGTTTACGAGATAATTTACTAATTGGTAATTGATGACTTATAGTTTCTGCTAAATTGTTATTATATTCAAGATATACGTCAAAAGCTGCTTGTGCTTTTTTTGATAAAGTTAATGGCTCAGTAGTTGTAAATTCAACCATCTCCATTAAATACTGTTCAATATTTGATTGTGCAGTTTTACTATTAGTACGTTGAATTTCGTGATACTGTAAAACATCATTTACAGATTTATATTCACGTGGTTTAGGCTTTTCTCTACTAAAACTGAAGATAGTACGTCTAGCTAGTTGAGTATTAAACATTAGTTTAAACTTATTTTTAATAGCATTATCGTATAGAATACCATCTTCAGAACCAAACATTAAGGCATTAATAGGTAGTGAATTAATAGCTCCAACACGGTTTTCTACTGCTTTAACTAATTTAATAGGTACTTTACCAAGGTCAAACCCAATAGCTAATGTTTTAATAATATCAAGAAATGATTGATTAGACTGAAGTTCAGAACCGATTTCAGACGCATTAATCGATGCTGAACCTAATTCACTCTCTTCAAGCATTGAAAAATGTTTAACCATACCTTCTACTGTGCCGAGGCCTACTTGTAGAGCTGGTGGTGATTCGTAGTAGTTAATCCATTCTTCAGAAGATTGTCCATCATCTAATGCTGCTTGTTCTGCTTGTTCACGTGCAATACGTTTACGTTTAGTATGAAGTAAATCATATGCAGGTTGAAGTGCTCTACGTACTTTATTCATAGACGAATCTTTACTTACACCACTAGCAGCTAGAGCAATAGAAATAGCATTGCAAGGTACAATAGTTCCATCATATAATTTAATATTTTTACGTAAATGTGAAGTAAGAGTAATAAGTTCAGATAAAGTAATAGATAATTTTAAATGTGTCGGTATATCTCCGCTGATTGTTTGCATAGTTACATCTACTACTTCGTGGATAGTAGGAGTAAACGCTCCTCGTTCGGTTAAGTAGTTGCGTGTGATGTCTAGTGTCGATTGAGACATATTACTCCTTTAATTGTTTTATAAGTTTGACTATATTGAGCATTTCTTCCATTAAAGGCAGCTCTTGGTCTTTAATAGCTTTTAATTGCTTCATTTGGTAATACAGAGTTGTTTCATAGAAGCGAATTGTATCTTCTTTATCATTAATAATAAATAAATGGAATTCGTCTCTAAATGGAAGTTTTAATGTTTCATAGTTAATAGGTAGTGATTTTAATAAGTTATGAATTTTAGACAATATTTGTTCTGTATGTTTTTTATTTGTTGTTGTCACCACTCTAATTGTATTTTTTAATTCAGAACTAGTATAAAAATTTACTTGATAATAATTAGGTACGTTATTACGTAAAGTAGATAATACTTCTTGTAGTGACATATTATATCCTATAGTGTTATATTAATAGTTTTTAACAATTCTGCATTATATAGATTGCATCTTGCTCTTGTGCATGATACATAGTACAATTTAAAAGCTACTAAATCTTCTTTAGATTGAATACCACCTTGTTCGATGATACGAATTAGAGAGTTGTTTAAATCTTGATGGATATGTACTGTTTCAAATCCAAGTCCTTTAAGGCTGAAACCGGTACCTACTGTAATACGTGGATCCCGTTTCGCTACTTTTGCTTCGTTCATTACATCAAATATATTGATACGCTTTTGATTAAATTGTTGAAGTAATTTAACAGTAGATTTGATTTCTTCTTCTGCTACTTCTACAGAGAGGTATTTAAAGAATGATGTATACTGAGATTTACGAAATTGCTTGTATTCGTTTTCTAAAAATTTGTACTTTTTATGGTAAACTGCTTTACCTTTACTAGCCGTTAATACTGCAAGAGGTGCTGCAAAAATTTCTTTAATCGGACGAGTTAGAATGTAGCCCTTACCTTCACGATGAAGGTTGTTAATGATTCCAATAATAGATGCATTAGTTGCTGTGATATATGCTGTTTTACCATCATGTGCAGGATTATCTATACCTTCGAAATGGAAATGCTTGTCTAAGTACTGTTTACCAAAATGTTGAACTTCTTTAGCTATTTGTGTGCTACAGCGAAATGTTTTAGTAATTGGTAAAATAGGTACATCTTTGATTACTTCAAACCCATTTACTAAATTCATAAATAAGTAGATTGATTGATGTTGGTCACCAAGACCTAATTTCTTAGGTGCTGATAGTAGTTGAAATATTTCTAAAGCTACTCCAGTACTATCTTGAATTTCATCAAATATTACTAGATCGTATTCAAGATTAAGTTCACCATCTACTAATAGTACATGCATCCATTTAAGAAGATAGTTAAATGTTGGATTGATTTCATCATTAATCATTTTATCTATATAGTTGTTAGCTATACTAGTTAATAAGAATTCTATTTTTTTACGTTCATTCTCTTCTTTAAGGAATTCATTATTAGCTAATTTATTTTTAATATAATTAGAAACAAACTCGAATGCGTTAGTACTTGAAGAACGATAAAACTCATCAATAGCATTAATAATTATACCTTTATAAAAGTAGCTAATGTCTTCTTTAATACAAGTATATGTAAAGTCTTCTATAGGTAGTTTAGGTTTTACAGCTGCTAATGCTAATGAATGAAGTGTACGACATTCTACATTAGAAGGAAATAATTCTTTACCTTCTTGAATAATAGCTTTGTTAAACGCAGTGTATAATACTTTATTTGGGTTAAGGTATTCTACTGTTTTATACGCTGTATGCGATTTACCTACACCTGCTTTAGCGTCAACAAGAAGTATACCATCGTTATTCTTTAAATACTCTGGTATAGCTTGTTGTTCTAATGTTAATGATTCCATATATTTCCTTAAGATGTTATTTATATTTTACGGTAAATTATATATTTTTATTATTAATATTTTAATAACTCTTTACACTTATTATATATTTCAAGATTATATTTGAGTTGTTTATGCTGATCGGTTACTTTATGCGTTTTACTTACTAACTGTTCTTTATCATGATTAACAATACGCTCAATACCGCCGTTCATTACATTATATTGAATACGTTGATAAGTATGCCAAACGTCTTTACCCGTATCTTCAATACGGTGTGCTACATTTAGTTGTAACGGGTCAATAATACGTCCAGTGATATCTTTGTTGATAATGTCTGCGATTTGCTCTGTGAGTAAGCCTTGTTGGCCATATGATAGATATTTGTTCATCATCTGATCGATAGTTTGTTCAGTACGATATTTAGCTGATTGATATTCGTCTGCTACTTTAGCGATTACTGATTGCCAGTTACGGTAAGTATGCTTTATACGAATTGGTTGCATAATATCGTCACCAAACACACAGTCGTTAGCACAAGCGTCACGATAATAACCGAGGTAGATACGAATACCAGTAGAACGATCAAGAGAATTGAATAATACAAGACGCAAAGTACCTTCTGGCATTTGTGCATCTTCAGGTTCGAGCATAATCACATGCTTTTGTTTGTTCTGCTTATCAAGTTTACGTACGTTACTAGCTGCGAAACCTACTGGTTTAACTACCATGTACTTGTTCAGTTCTGTGATAATGTCCTCAGTTGATGTATTAATGTATTTCTCTGATACGTTACCATATACTTCTTTGTTTGTAATGATTGATTTATTAATTTCATTTCCTAATCCAAATGCCATTGTTTATCCTTTAATTTATTGTGGTTGTTTAAATTCTATGTTTTCCCAAATTTGGTTAATAAGATCATTATTAAGCATTAATTTTTTAATACTATAACTACTTGTTATATAGAGAAAAGTTTTATTTAATAAAGTATAATAACTAAACAGTATTAATGATTTATCAGTAAGCATAATCGATGATGTTATAAATTAATTTGTTTTTTTTTATTAATTAGATTTATATTTTTATTGCACAATTTTATAGTTTCTACTAGTTCGTTTATATGAATTTGCGCTATTACTCCATTGTAATGTTTATTACTGGTACTTTCATTGGATTGTTTACCGGGCATACTAAGTATGATTTCAATTTGCGCATAATAGGATAATCGAAAAATGAAGTTTCAATATCACTATAGTTGTCGCTGAATGAGATATAGATTGTCTTAGTCGGGTCTTTTACGTTGTTTTGTAACCATTCAAATACTGCGTCATGAGATGTACCACCTGATTGATAACGAGTTGCTAATGCCGCTTTGAATTGCGGATTAGTAGTGATATTGTAGTCAGACTCAAGTATAAATTCTTTAGAGATACCTACATCATGAATAAGAACAGTAAGCTTAGATATTTTACTACCTTCTTGTTCAAGGATGTATAGTAGCTTTTGTAGACTGTCTTGTGGCATACTTCCTGATTGGTCAATAGATAAAATAATCTCTAGCTTAGAGTCAAGGTAATATTTCTTTGGTGATTTGAATATTTGACGGTACTTGTTATTAAGATTAGTCCACTTAGTGTAATAATCGTGAGTCATATAATATACGTCACGTTTGAATGATGTTTTGAGCTTTTTGAACCAATCAGTTGATACTTGAATCGATTCAAATAGTTTGTTAGTCATTGTAGCTGATTTAGAGCCTTTAGCTTGTGACTGAATAGTTGAATTAATTGATTGTGCTAAATCTATTAATTGTGAATCAATACCTTCAACTTTATCTTTAGTATCACTGCTTTCTGTGTTATTTATATCAGTTGGTTTGATAATTACAGTGCTATTGTCTTTACTATTAGTCGTTACAATTAATTCGTAAGATTCGTTTATCGGTTGTATTTGTACTTTACTATTTTGTAGTAAATCTTTTAATATTTGAATATCAGATAGTTGACTATTATGATAATCATAATTATATAAGCCTTTATCTAATAACATTTGTAATCCAATTGAATTACACGATTCGGTTAAGTCTTTAATAGAATAATTAATGAAGTAGTCTTCAGCATTATTTATAAAATGATGTGCTGTATATTCATCCATATCTGGTTTAATTTCTTTTACTATACGTAACATACGAGACTGAAAAGGTTTAGTAACATGTTTAAGTAAAATATGTAATACTTCATGCTGATATACATAAGCCCAGAAAGTTTTATTAGTTTCTATTAGTTTAAATAATTCTGGTAAATCGTTTTCAGATGAGTAGAAAAAATCAAAGTACACACTCGTTTCATTTCCTAGTTTTGTATACGCACTAAAAGCTTTCATTAGATCGCTATAATCTATTTTATCTTGTTTTACGAGACGTACTTCAATAGGAAGTTTAAGAAATATACCTGTAGCTAATGGAGCTGTTTTATCTTGTCCATAGATTTCATTAAATTCTTTTACTATTTCTTTATAAACGTATTTAGTTATTTTATACTGATATTCTTCCACAAAGAATCCTTTTCTTTATTTATATTGACTATACTTACTATATTGATGTGATATATAATACTTTTATACCTATATTACTTCAAAATTACTATTAATATGTATATCATTAGATTTTTTTATAGTACCTATTAAGTCAAATACTTTTTTAGTATACATAAGGTATGTTTTATCATTTATCGGTAAAAAACCAAAATGTTGTAATGCATAATTATACACATTAATACGTAAACTTTTATCATACAATAGTGTTGCGCCATTTTCAAGATAATTTAATGCTTTATTCATTATTTCAATATCACGTTTATCAGAAAATATAAGTATATCAGCTGTTCTATATTTATTTACTGTTTTCATGTTTTTTATTAATTTAACTGTACCGTATAAAGGTTTACTTGAAAGATAATTACTGTTATTTATTAACTTTTTTTCTTTTTTTTTTTTAATTGAAAAATATCTAAACCAATAGTAGCAATTTCGCTACTATGGAAAAACAAATCATAATCTGATTGTGATGTATGTACTCCAAGACGACGAGAACCGTACATATGTTGTTTATCAATTAGACTACAATCAATAATTTGCTCAGTAAATACTATTGGTTTCATTATTCACTTCTACATAAATTCTATAATATACTCATATATTTTTTCTCTACTTTTCATTTTTAGTTTAGTGTTTTGTGGTTCAAGGAGTGTTTGTAAAATTGCTTTTACCCCTTTAGTAATAGGTTTACCTGCTTGTTGTAATTGAAATTTAGTATACAATTCACCTGTTAAAAACCCTAAAAATGAAGCTTGATCGATATTAGCTTCTATTAAATCAAGTAAAAATTTTGCATCATCTTCTGTTTCAATATAATTTATAATATAAGCATATAGAATTTCGTCAATGGGTTTTAATTTACTGATATCAATAATTTCACGTTTAGCTACAATAGAGCTAAAATCAATTTTATTTAAATATTCTATATGTTTAGTAAAGGCAATTGCTGCTGTTTCAGACATTTTCATTTTAGCTAATTCCATAGCATTTTCAAGAATGAAATTAAAATCATATTCATTAAGTTCATAACCTAAATATGTACATGAACGTGGAGTTAAGAACTGTTCGATTGCAGTAGATTCATCTTCTTGGATGTACTGTGGATGAAGCTTGATGAATGATGATACAAAGTAGTTAAGATACTTACCGTGAGAATCATACCATGAATCAAAATCAAATTCGATTGGTAAGATAGAACAACGGTCCTTAATAGGAGATTGCATACCATTAAAACCTGCTTCATCAGAATTATTCATTGCACATACAATAGCTACACGAGAATCGAGCTTATATGAGCCTAAAGCACGTTCTTCAAGAAGGCCATATAGGTATGGTGCTACAGACATATTAATCATGTGAAGGTCGTCGAGAAATAGCACACAACCTCCGTTTTGTTCAGCTAAACGATTAGCTTCAAGTAACATCATTGGTACAGTCCAATCAGTAGCTTGTGCTAAAGTGGAGTTGGTTTTACTGTACTTAGCCATATCTGGTGCATCAATGAAGCTTGGTACGTTATCTTCACATAGAGTCGTTACTTCCATGCCGTCTAATTAAAGACTGCTACATATTTCTATGCAGACGAGACTATATCTTAATCTTGATTAATTCTATTTATATTTTTAACTTTTTCTTTACTTGAACAATTATTACAATATTGAGTAGCACCTTTATCATGTCTACTAAATGATTGTAATAAAGGTGCACTAAACTCTTTTAAACATTTATGACACGCAAACATGCCATGCCATTCTATAGCTTTACTAGGTAGATAACAAATCCCTATTAGAGTTCTCCCAGTTAGTACTGTACCAATTAAATCTTTATTTTCTAAAAATTTATTATTAAATACTGTGCGTAATCTGTTAGCTTCTGCTAATTCTTTTTGTTTGTTATCTCTATTATCAGCCGAATGTTGCATATTTTCAGAAGCTGTTACCCATTTTAAATTTTCTACTTTGTTGTTAGAACCATCTAAATCTTTATGGTTAACCATAGGTTTATTATCAGGGTTTGGTATAAATGCCTCTGCAACTAACCTATGCATCATTAATGTTTTACTTTTACCTTTATGTGAAACAGTCACCTTAACATATTTAGTGTGTGTATAATTAGATGTTAAAGAACCTGTTCTATATTTATAGCCATTTTTAGTTTTTACCCTAAGACGACCTTTATTAGATACAGAATATTTCACATTATAAGGAGATTTTAGTGCTTTCCATATTTCTGGTTGTTGTTCATGTATTTCTTTTTCTGGCATACTTAATTTCCTTGTGAATTTTTAACAGTATATCAGAATTTTATAAATAAATCAAGATTTCTCCCATTTCGAGTTCACTTGAACTCTACGTCTTTCGACTAGTCGTTGAACGGGTCCGGTTTAATAATCTCTTTACACATAACCAAACTCAGTACGTTTCTGCTTTAACCAAGCTTTTGCTTGTTTCATAGCTTCGTCTTCACCGAGTTTATTAATATTGAATTGTCTAGAATATCTTTTTGTTTGTGACTTAGCTTTACTATTTTCTACAATAGTAACCCTATCACTGACGGTAGCTCTGAAGTAATTATAATTACCTTTACTTCTTTTAGCTATCCCTACAACTCCTGTATTACATCGAGAATTTTTAGTTCTGTTGTTAGCATTATCTGCTTGTGGTAGTACTCGCAAATTAGATTTTCGATTGTCAAGTCTATTACCGTTTATATGATCCACTACTGTGGACATATTACTTGTATGCCCTAGTACTAAGTGATGTAAAAAGAAACATCCTTTACCTCTTAATACAGCGTACCCTGACTTTACTATCCTGATATTTCTTTCTTTAACTAATTCTTTAATAGAATTATCTACTAGAATTTCTTTTAAGTAGGAAGTATCATCTAACCTAGTTACTAATATTTTAAAATACTCTTTGTCTTCAATGTATGTGTAATTGTATACTTTCATATGGTCTCCTTTATATATAAGAGTATACCATAATCAGTATTAATCGACTATTAAATACCTTCTTTCGCTGCTGATTGTCCAATCCTTAACTTTTCAAACCTTCATATACTCATTTCTGATATATTGTGGTGTTAAGGCTCTAAGGAGTTTCCAGCAATTAGAGAGATTATTCGACATACCTCACGGTATGAAGGGGCTGTAACTTAAATACGTTTTCCTTCATTAATTTACTACTATCATTTGTTTATTTTCATCATAGTAAATTAAATATTAGGCATACGTAAGTGTTGTTAACCCGCTTAAAAGTTCCGATGTAAGCTCAGGCACACTATAATGAACAAGGCCTAACGATAAATCACGAGTAATTGTTTCAATAGTACGAGTTTTACCAAGACCTGGACTACCTGCAATAACTAATGGTTGTGTAGGTTTGCCTTTAATTTGTGAATTGATATTTGTTTTAATCACTGTTTTAGCTGTTGTTAGTTTCATAATTTTCCTTTTTTTTTTATGTCTGTCTTATTTGTATACTTTTTACAAAAAATTTATAGCTATTCTACATATTACTATTACATGTTTTTGGGCATTTTATGTCATTAATGCTGTACCCTAACGCAAGATTACATTCATCATTATTTATGTAATGTATACAATCAGTACATTTATATATTTCAATATTTGGCCTTGTATTTCCAGTATCATTATAAACTGGACAAACTTCGGATACTTCTGTTAGAAGAGCTAGAATTTCATATTCGCAGTATTCACATGCGTATTTAAATTTAAACATTACTTATTCTTTACAATTAAATCAAGATATTTTTTTGGAGTAACCTTCATCATCTCCTGAGCAAGCCATCGTATCTGAAAATATGCCGCACCGCTCTCACGCAGAGTAAAGTAGTTTTTCAAACTTCTTAAATTGAAAGTGACAACCATATCTACTTTCCAATTATCTGTAACAATCCATTTAAAATTGTCTCCAACATTACGTTTAGATTTACCTCTTTGTAGTAAATCATACATTTCTTCTGTTGTATGTGTATTTAAACAGTCATTATATATTTTTAAGTTTGATTTAGATAATGCCAATTTTAAGAACTCTTCTTCACCTAACTCCATTAGTTGTAAATCTAGTTTTTCCCAAATATGCTTTATCTCTAAGTTAGCTGCAAAATCTGTAATAGTTAAAAAATCTAATTTATCAAGTATATTTGTAAATTCAGGTAACCCACCTTTATGCATAGTAGCTACAAAAGCATTAATAATAGGCGACATAGTATAACGAGTTGATTGTACTGTGATAGCTTGAATACGGTGACGAGCATGTTCTTGAAGTGTACCACGATTTGTACCTTTGATAAGGTATGTAAGGTTAGCATGTTCAAGAACACTATGATGATGATGTACCCAAGCTAAAGAGTCAAGTAAATCTGAGTGTTCAATATTGTTTAGCATATCCGAATAAGCCTCTTTTATCATTACTGGACTTGCTTCTGCATTAACTTCTTCATTTATAGTTTTTACTATAGTATTTTCACTTTTATCGAAGCTATCATATGCTGTACGAGCTGCATATTCTGCTGTACCGATACCTGTTTCCTGTAATAAATATACTTGTGGTAGTGAATATTCAATACCTGCTACTGTTTTAGTATTCATTTCTGCTCCATAATTACAATTTTTTCTTCATAATCTTGCCAATATCTTTGACAGTCTTTGACAAGAAATTTGATATTGCTTTGACCGTAATTACCTAATCCTGATTCTATATAACCAATATCTATATTTCCGTATTTCTTCTTAATTATTTTAAGTTTCTTAATAGCTTTTTTGACAGTCATTTTACTTTCCTTTTTATATGTGTAAATAGTAGTCATAAGATAATGGTAATAATATAATATTTAGATGTATAAACCATGAAGATAAATTAAAGTTAATAAAAGCTGCAATATCTACAAGTATATCTATATTTATGCTTAAAATAGATAAATAAGCTAACCATGCTTTAAAAAATGAGTTACTATAATTTTACTTTATCTATTAAAGCATTAAATATGTTATTTAGTACGGTTTTCCTTTAATGTTTTAATAAACTCAAGTGGAGCAACATTATCCCAATAAGCCTTACTATACATACTAGCATCAGTTATATTTACTACATGTGTATAGTGAGCTATAATATATTCATTAGGTGTGTGATTGTTCCAAAATATACATAATTCATCTTTTTTAGGCTCCCAAGATATGAAATCTTCGTCTTTACCTGTAAAATGGGTATTACCGTTTGGACGTTTAATTACCCATTCTTTTGTAGCTTGAAAAATAATTTTATACTTTATATTAACTACCCAACTACCCACTTTAAATTGTGGTTTAATACGTAAATTTTCTAACTTACATTCACTAAATGTTGCACTAATGTGTGTAGCATCTTTCCATTTACCATTATCGTAATATTGCAATATTGCACCATCTGCTACTTGTTTACGTAACTCAGCTTTTTCATCGTTTTGTATATATTGCCAATTAGTCAACCAACTAGGTTCAGCAATTAATGTCCAATCGTCATCATCACTATTAAATCTTTTTGTCCAAACCCCTTTATCTGGATTGTCAACAAACCATTTAATAACTTCCCCATGTTTCTCTACTTGTTCTTTTGTCATGATATATTTTCCTTTTTCATTTTATAGAAAAATTACAACTAAAAAGCCCTTAATTAATTCTTAAGGTTTTTAGTTTCTTTATAAATCCAAATACAAGCTTTGAAGATTGCTTCTGGTTCTGTATTTGCTGTAAAATCCTTCCACCGTCCATCAAAATAGAATTTATGACCATTATACACATCAATACGACAATTATGTGCTTCTGTTGTAAGTCCATACATTCTTCCAGTCTCTAACCTAACATTCTCTGTTTTCCAAGCCCATTCTTTACACTTATGTGCTAATTCATAGATGTTGATGATTATATCTTCTCTATATCTGTGACGGAGTATGATATTGTTTCCTTCTCTTGCAACTCTCAAAATTTCATTTGGTTCTTTTTCAAACTCAAAAACTTCCATTAATAATCTTTTAAAA